GCAAACCACACCCGCCGTCGGAGCTGGCCTGCCCCCGGCACCTTCGGTCATCGAGGAGCAGGGGCTGGCAGGCATCTCAGCCCTCACGGACCCGCGCACGCGCACCGTGAAGACCGTCATGGGCGGAGGTGGCATCCCCATCACCTCCATCATCATGGACGGCAGCACGGCCAGCTTCGTCCCCGAGAAGGTGGAGCTCGCGTCGGTGCAGGACGCTGAGGACCTGCTCAACTGGATGGTAGAGCAGCGCACGCTGGCCGAGGAGCTGGGTATGAGCAGCCCCGGCACCTACGAGAAGACCACCATCCGCATCGACTACGGAGACGGCGCCATCTGGCGGGCCCGCTTCGACGTGAACAGCTCGATGGGCTTCGTCTCGGACCTCTTCGACCCTGAGCAAGCCGGTGGCGGCGTTACCTGGGCCAACACCACCAGGAACCGCAGCCTCTACTCCCGGGACACGGTGCTGCCAGGTGTACCGGACTGGCGGCGGGCGGCCTCTACGTGGCTGGAGGAGAGCCCCTTGTCCAGGGAGGCCCAGGCGACACGCCGCGGACTGCTGGATGCGGGAATCAAGAACAGCAGCGTCTATGTGCTCGAGCGGGCATTCATGCCGGACGACACTGAGCGGCCGCGCACCTATGTACAGGTGCTGCACGTGTACCCCAACGGCGCTGTCAAGCTCTACACCCGGCGGGCGGACACCCGCGAGGTGAAGGAGAGCAGGCGTCCCTGGTCTGTACACCTGCGCGAGTTCCTGTCCGGTGCCAAGCCCTACATGATCACCGACGGCTACGGCCAGTATCGCCAAGAACGCGAGATCGCGGGCTCCCCCGACTCCACCGGCTTGGGAAGCATCGCCGACAGCCGCACCACCGGCCTCAAGGCTGTCCGCGCTGTCCTCCAGGCCGCCATCCCTGGCGTGAAGTTCTACGCCCGCGGGGGCCGAGGGACCGGCTACAGCTACGTGGACGTGGGCGTGGCCCAGGGACAGCAGCTCACGCAGAAGCAGCAGGTGCTGGTCCAGTCCCTGATGAAGGCTATGAACCTCCGCGGCGGCTCCGCCAAGTGGAGCTCCATCTTCATCCCGCAGCACTACGTGGCCCTGGCTGATGCAGCTGCGAAGGGGGAGAAGGGCCTTGTGCGGGCGCGCACCGCCTCCACGCGGCTGTGGTCGGCGAAGGACGTGGCCAACTTCACCCCTGAGCTGTCGGACCAGCTGACCGACATCGGCGCCGAGCTGGTTGAGGCCTACGACGACGTGGTGGGCGCTGTGGCCGCCTTCAAGCAGCACGGAGGCGCAGACGGTGTGCGTACCTTGCTGGAGGGTCACCTTGAGCTTCTGCGGGACAAGATGGCCGAGGCTGGGGATGCCGGGGTCAGCATCCCGGTGGGCATCCGCCAAGAGGAGAAGCGAGCTCAGCAACTGTTGGACGCGAAGCCGGGGCCGAAGAAGGCAGCGGCTCAGGCGGCGAAGACGGTGAGCCCAGCACCCGCCACCGGCCAGGTCGTCGTCACCGCGACCCCCGAAGAGGGCGTCACCATCACCGGCAGCACCTACCCCTTCAAGGACGTGATCAAGGGGGTGAAGTTCACGTCCGAGCCTCAGTTCGGCAAGCAGGCCTTCCGCTGGAGCCGAGCCGCTCAGCTGTGGTACATCCGCGGCTCCAAAGGCAAGCCCACCTCCGCCCGCGATGCCCAAGCAGCGCGTGCCGCGCTTGTCGCTCTGCAGCAGGCCGGTGCAGATGTGTCCGTGACTCCCGGCAGTGACCCCTACCTGATGGACGTGGAGGACGACGTGTCCAAGTACGAGGAGGTGCTGACCACGGCGACCAAGAACCTCCCGCTCTCCTGGGACACGGACATCTTGGCTGACACGTTCACCGCGTCCACCACGGCGCCCAACGGCACCTACATCGAGGCCATCTTCTACGATGCCCCGGCGGTGCTCAAGGGTACGAAGCCCACCGGTGAGGTGAGCGTCCAGCTCTTCGAAAGCGGCGATGCGGAGAATCCCTTTGAGGCCCTCCCCTGGGTGTGGATGTGGGAGCAGGGAGACGGCATCCGCCGCATCCTCAAGGCTGCTGCTCAGCAGGCCGAGATCAAGGGGTAGGACCTCAGATGCCCCCCACCAAAGCCACTGAGCGCGCCCTCCTCCGGGACATCGGCCAATACCATCCCGCCCTCCAGAAGGAGTGGCGGGAGTATGTGGAGGCTATGAAGGCCCTGGCCAACTTCTACCCGCAGTGGCCGCAGCAGGAGATGGAGTGGATTCTGGACCGGCACCTGCCCTCCAAGTTCGTCGCCGGCGCCCGGGCAAGTAGCCTCCCTCGCCGTCGCAACATCGGCAAGCCCTCCGCCGGTGCCCGCCTCTTCGCTCGACTCCTCGAGGGCGCGCAGAAGCTGGACCCAGCCCTTGCTGCCTGGATGGAAGCGCATCAAGAGGCCCTGGTGCCGCTGGTCGAAGAGGCCTACGAAGAGAAGCGCATGCGGGTGGCTGAGCGGGAGCTCACCGACATGGCCGACGACGCCTCCGAGTGGTGGCAGATCGAGCGCAAGCGCCAGCGTTTCGCGGACCCGGCGGAGCGGAAGGCGCCCGTCGGCGGTGTGTTTGCCCCTCCCGGTACCAACCTCTCCAAGGTCGCCCAGGACATGATCACCACCGGAGAGCTGATCTGGCAGGGCAGCTACATCCTACCGGGAGTGCGCCAGCCTGGCCGGGCTGTGGCGATGCCGGACGACATCGACAAGGCGGCCGCTCGTCAGGCCTTCGAGGGTACGTCCCACTTCTCGGAGCGCCGAGGCGAGAACGCCCGCCGGGACTACGCCCGCACCTTCAACAAGTGGGCCCAGCAGCTGCGGTCCCTTGCGGAGGCTGCGGACCCTGCATGGCTTGAGGCGGAGCTCGAGAATGCGCGGCAGGCCTACCTGGGGGCGGTCAAGAGCTTCCTGGGATCGAAGTCCCGCACGACCAGCTGGATGGTCACCGGGCCTGCAGGACGCAACGAGCGCCGGGAGCAGAAGAAGCATGAGAGCGCGGACCGCCGCCTGCAGGAAGCCGCAGCCATCCTGCCCAAGGCCGGCAAGCGCATCAAGCAGGAGCTGGAGACCCTGCGCCTGGAGGCTGTCGCGGACAAGCGAGAGGCGAACCGCCAGGCCGCCATCAAGGCCTACATGGACCTGACCGAATCCGCTACCCGTGGTTCCGGCCTGACGCCGCACCTGGACAAGCGTCGAGAGAGCCTGCGGCGTGAGGTCGCGCGGCTGGGCGGCTTCGGGGAGGCTCCCCAGCGTCAGCGCCTGACGCACACCCAGCGCCGCCAGCGCGCCGAGATGCTGCGAGCTCAGGCCAAACAGGAGACCGCAGGCACCTCCACTGCAGCCCGGGCAGCTGCGGTGCGGGCGGAGACGCTGCGGGCTCGAGAAGAGGCCGCCGGTGTGCAGGAGTTTGAGTTCTCCGGGCATCCCTGGGAGCACTTCGGCACCATCCACGAGCTCCCTTCGGGCACGCTCTACGTGGACTACGACCGGGACCGCCTGCGCCTGGAGTTCGATGAGCGCATGGGCGAGGCCTGGCGAGCTGTGAAGAGTGCAGGCTGGAAGTGGTCCCGCCGGGATCAGGAGTTCCTCCGGCAGATCACGCCCAACGCCCTCCAGTCCGCACGCGCCATCACCGGCCTGGAGCTGGAGCTCCCCGAGTTTGAAGAGCGCATGGCGCGCATCAAAGCCGCGGAGGACGCTGCAGCCGCACGTGTCCAGGCGGAGCGCAAGGTCAAGAACGCCGCCGCCCGGGCCGGGGAGGGGTCCTTCGCGGAGGTGCTGAACGCAGCGATGCGGAAGGGCTCCGCCTTCAAGGTCACCGTCCCCAGCTCCCTGGAGAGCCCCAAGGCAGGCAAAAAGCTCTCCCCTGGGGTGCGCAAGGGCCCCAAGCAAGGCTGGGTGCTGACCTACAAGACCCAGGAGCAGGCGCGGAACCCCTTCGGTGGCGTGGCCACAGTCCCAGGCGCCCGCTACTTCACGGTCGTGGTCCGCCGCTCCGGAGACGACGTGTCCATCCGGCTCTACGGGGCATCGGGCTGGCGCCTGGAGGACTCCACCCTGGTGGACCAGTCGGTCTTGTCCGGTGCCTGGGCTCAGGGCGCCGCCAGCGTGCCGACGGTCATCGATACCATCTCGCAGATGGTGCAGGCGGCGACCCTGCGCAAGGCGATGCTCAGCGCGCTGCCGCGGTAGCCGGGAATCGCAGTCGCCGCAGCCCCGGCCCCGTGCTAACCTCCGCCTGGGTGGATTCTCGTCCTCTCCGCCCCGGTGCCTGGGGGTCTTCGGATCCCTGGGCGCCGCAGGGTGGCGTGCCCACTTCCGCGTGCTACCTTGTTCCCCTCCCCTTCCCCCACACGAGGACGACATGAAGATCAACTCCTTCTCCGATGCCCCAGGCGCTTTCGTCATGGAGCTCAACCGCAAGCCGGTCTTGGGCCATGGCACCAACGTGGTCATCGCGGAGCCGCAAGACATCGATGAGATGTGGCGCCAGCTCAACCGCGGTGCGCGCGGGCAGGCCTGCCTGGACCTCTACACGCCTGGCAAGAAGGGCACCGACATCAACCTCTACCTGGCCAAGCGGATGCTGAGCGAGCACCTGCGTGCGAGCGTGCAGACCCTGCCCGACGGCACCGTCCGCATCCCCTGCAAGGACGCTGCTGAGGCCCAGCTCCGCAAGGGCAAGATCGAGCAATTCGTGCGGACCTCCGAGGAGGGCTACCCGATGCCGGTGTGCAACATGCACCTGCTGGACGAGTCCCAGTGGGTGGCCGCCGACCTGTGCCGGGAGAACGGCTCCGGGTTCAGCGAGACCGGCCTGCCCATGGCAGCGTTGCACGTCCCCGATGGTGACGCCTTGGTCTGCATCCCTGAGACCCGTGAGGGCCGCGTCATCGGCCTGCGGATGGTCCTGCGCTCCGTGCTGCTGGACACCGCGGAATCCGAGAGCTGCCAGCCCCTCCCCTTGCCGAGTGCTGACGCCCAGGTGTAGAGTCCACTCTCTCCGTGCCGGAGATTGGCTGAGCCCCCGATGTGCATGGTGCATGTCGGGGGCTCTTTGCGTTCAGTGGGAGGGGTGGAACCCGGGGGGCGGTGCGTAGCCGCAGGAGACCAGAGCCTCTCCGAGACCGAAGAAGATCGGCAGCGCGAAGAAGCCCAGCACCGCCAGCAGCACAGCCACCCAAGGGTAGGACTTGGGCGCGCGGCTCACGCCGTAGCCCGCACGTCTGCGGCCAGTGCCCGGGGGTCGATGGTGCACCACCACTTGGCGAGTTGCTTGGCGCTCTCCGCGGCGTCCAGGCGGCCGCAGTCCTTCATCTCCTCGGCCCAGGCATCCAGCCAGTCGATCTGGTCGTTCCAGGCCTCAGCAGGAGCGGCACCGCGACGCACGGCACGCAGGAAGCGGTCGATGATGGTGTTGCAGTCGATGACGAAGGCGAGCTGCTGCTGATGGCGTGCGTTGAGGTGGGTGATCTTGGGGTCCATGGCGCGTCCTGTCGGGGGTTGAGGTCAGTGTCTGATCTGGATGGTGAGGCGGCGGGTGTCGTGCGGGCCGCTGCACCAGTAGACGAGGTGGTCCCGTCCGGTGTGCTGGAAGACACGAGGGGAGCGCAAGCGGCGCTCCTGCTCTTCCTGCATGAAGGTCCACGCGTCCGCCATCGCTGCCAGCGCTTCGTCCTTCGACCTGGCGCCGGTGATGCTGATGATGGTCGGGAGGCGCTTGGGCATGCTACTGGTAGCCGTGCTGGTTGGCGTAGGCGATGGCCCTGGAGATCCAGGCGTCGATGAGCGGCTTTCCGTAGAAGCCCACGGGGTCCACCGGCTGCATGCCCTCGTCCATGGTGGGGTCCATGATGTGGGAGTCGTTGTAGCCGAAGCCGATGGCGAGTTGCTCGTCATCGAGGTCAGGGGCGTCCAACTCCAGCAGCTCCACGTAGTAGTCGATGGTGGCCTTGGGGAGTGCTGCGTTGACGCCAGCGAGGAACACTGCAGGCAGGTCGGGGTAGTCCGCATCATCGGCGTCTGCCGCTGCGTTCAAGGCCTCTTCTGCGGCGACCAAGGTCATGCTGGCCCAGGCGGCATAGGGATCCTCTCCGGCTGCTTCGGTCTCCTCGACGGAGGTGGCGCCGAGGTCGAAAACCTCCTCAATGTCGTCCAGGGTGTGGCCGGGGTTGGCGGAGTGCAGGGACATGATCAGGGACTTGCGGGACATCGGGGCTCCAGTTGGTGGGGGTTGGGGGAAGGGTAGCAGGCGGTCAGCGGCAGTAGGCGGGCCGCTTTGCCTGCGGGCTTGTCTTGCCCGGCCTCAAACAACATAGGAGGGGGATCGCGTCGCGTAAAGTGTTTTATCCACTTTATTTGGCGATCGGCGCGTAAGTGCTTGAAATCACTGGGTTTTTTGCTAATCGCGTAAATGCTCCTTTACGCGACCGGATCCCGCAGCTATAGCTGTAGAGCACCGCCTGGCGTGAGCCGGGCAGACCAGACACACGACACGGAGATCCTCATGGCCGTCTACCATCAGCGCATCAAGACCACCTGCCTGCAGGAACAACCTGCCCCCCTCGCGCGCCTCCCCGAGGGCCTTGCCCCGGGCCGCATCCCCCTCGACCGCCTCTTCCGCGTGCTCCGCGGCATCGAGCTGGGGCCGTCCCTGCTGAGAACCGAAGGGCTCCGCTGGGAGGCCGTCTACCACGGCAGCACGCATGGCCAACTGCTCCTCCGCATCGGCTACGGGTGCGGAGCTGTCGGGAACTGGTGGCCGCTGGACGAAGACGCCACCGAGCAACAGATCGTGGATGCCGCGATGCAAGCCCTGGCCATGCTGCTGGCAACCAGCGTGCGGAACTCCATCCTCTACCAGGGCCGCTACGCCTACTCCCCGACGAAGGCCCAGCAGGCCAGGGCCGCCGAGGCCGCCTCCGAGGCAACCTCCACGAAGCCCGCAAGCACCATCCCGCCCATCGCCCCCGGCTACGGATGGATCAGCACCGATGGCCTGCTCCGGGCCAGCTTGCGGGAGATCAAGCAGAAGTCCGGGCCGCCGCTGCTGACGGCCCGGATCTCCAAGGTGACGCCCAACGGCGCCTTCGGCGTCAGCCTGGGGCGGCCTACCCCTACCTCCGACTGGACCGTGCACTACTACGCAGACAGGCCGCTGCTCTCCCTGTCCGTGCACGGACAGTTGCGCTTCTGGACCAGCTCCCGAGGATGCCTGCTCAACCGGCCCTACCACCTCCCCCGCTGCTTTGCCCAGAACGTCGATGCGGCAAGGGAGGCGACCGAGGACGAAGTGCGGGCCATCGCCTACAAGCCCTCCACCGCGTGCCAGGACATCCTGCTCCCCCTGCTGCTCGACTACATGCAGGATCCCTGCCTGATCGACAACGAGAGGGCGAAGACCCTCAAGGCCCTCGCCTTCTCGGAGCCCTTGGTCCGAGACTCCTGGGCCGGGATGCCCGGCTTCCACGACATCGGCCCGGGGCCCTCCGATGAGCGCTAAGGAAGACGTGACGGCCCGCGCAGATGCAGCAGGCACGCCCGCAGCAACTGAGCACAACGATGGGCTGGCCTACGTGCAGGGCAAGCTGCGAGACGGCGAGGTCTGCATCAAGATCACCACCGAGGATGGCGTGTATGCTGTGACCGGCCCGGCTGAAACAGCCCGGGAGGTCAAAGAGCTGCTGGAGCAGGAGCCCGGCGTCCACGCGGAGATCTTGGACGAACCCGTGGAGGCTCACCCTGCGTACCTGAGCAACACCCTCCACGCCGGCTGTCTGGTGCAGTTCAAGCGCGGCTGGCCGGAGAAGATTCAACGGGCCATCGGCACCTATCACCATGGACTTGATCGTCTCCAGCCCAGCCACCCCTACATAGACCGCCTCGAAGCACTCGCACCGGGCGCACCACCCAACAACCGGGCCGCCAGGCGGGGCAGCAACCACAAGGGCAAGGGCCGCAACCGTCGCGGCAAGAAGAGGCGGCGATGACCACTGCCTCCCGCCGCGGCGAGCTCACCGAGCCGGAGGACATCAAGCGCTTCCTGCAGGGCAAGCACGCCGTGTTCACTCTGCAGTCCAGCCGCACCGACAAGCACCTGACCTTCCAACTCGATGGCACCGCGCTCTACTGGATGCGCGGAGGCCTGGAAGGCAGGGCGGAGTGGCTGGGTACGCTCTCCGAGGACCGGAGCTGTGTCTCCGAGCTCCGTGGCGCTGGCCCGCTGCCTCTCAGTATCTCCGGCCCCTACCAAGCCTCCGCCGCCTTCCGCTGGCTACACGCCCAGCTCTACAACCACAACGCCGACAAGCTGGCCCAGGTCCGCTTCTTCCACGAGGGCAAGTGCAGCGCCTGCGGGCGCCCACTGACCAACCCTGAATCCATCCAACGGGGCCTTGGGCCCATCTGCGCCGAGCGGCTCTCCGCCGGCTGAGGACGACGACATGCAGACTGCACGAGTGCGGGACCGGTACCGGCTCCGCAACCTTTGGCCCTTCCTTCTCGGCCTCATCGTGGGTGTATGCGCGCTCACCGCCATCATCGTGGAGGCCTACAAGGCTGACGAGTACGCCCCCATGGCCGAGCAGGACGCCGCCAGCGTCATCGACGCCTACCAGGGCGCCGACGCCATCTGCGCGTGGCGGGTCATCCCTGCAGGCAACGACGTGTACCAGTGCTTCGCAGGCACACCCCACGGCGTGATCGAAGTCACCTGCACGACCCGCCCTCGCAACGACTGCCGGGCCCAGATGGCCTACCAGGAGCGGTGATGAACCGTCAGCCTTCCGAGATTGTGCAGTGCCGCTGCGGCGTCACGGGCAACTGGACCGCCATCTGCGCCGAGAACCAGCGCGGTTGTGGGACCTGTGGGGCTCCCTGGCCCGAGGGTCTTGTGGGACGGAATCTGCCCCCCGATCCCATCTCCCTCGTGCCTCCGCCTCCACCAGCGCCCCAGCGCGCCCTGGGTGATACCCTGAGGCACGCCGCCGGCCTGGCAGACGATGCTGTGGAGATGCTGCAGGAAGCCGGCCCTGACTACGGGCACGCCGCGGGCTACGCCGAAGCGACGCTCCGGGCCCTGGCGGTCATCGCTCACAGCGAGGCGGAGGCCATGGACGTGCTTGAGCCCCGGCCGCTGGCGCAAGTCCCCGTACCCCCCGCAGACTTGGACGCCGAGGCGGCGCGCTTCGGGCACGCCGAGGACGAGGATGGCCGCTGCGAGTTCTGCGGCCTCCCTGTCGAGCTGTGGGGCGCCTACGACCCCGTTTCGGCCCTGTGCCCATCCAGGCTGCTGGAGGAGGTCCAGGTCCTGCGAGAGCGGCAGCAAGTGCCCCGCCTTCGGCCTGCTCCCCCTGCCGCCCCCGGAGAGGAGTAGACTGCATCCATGGGTGACATCATCAGCCGATCCACAGACCCCCTCGACAACGCCCGGCAGGCCTTTGTGGCCTACCTCGTGGAGGACGGTGGACTCAGCCCCTCCTCCGCTGGCACCTACGCCCGACTGGCCCACCAGTGGTTGGATGAGCAGGGCCGAATCGCCGTACCTCCACTGGATTGGCTGCAGCAGGCTGTCTCTCCCGCTACACCCCGGGGCACCCGGGACAGCTACAGTGCCGCCGTCCGCTGGTGGCTGCGCTACAAGGGGGCGTCCAGGGACGACGCCTCCCGGGCCGTACGCCAGGTGCTGCCCAAGGTCCGCAGGGCCAACGTAGGTGAGACTGGTTTCGTGGGCGAGGGTCTCACCGAGGAGGAGCTCAACGAGTACCGGAACGCCGTGCAGCACGTCTGCTCGGACGACATCGCCGTCATCCTGCAGTTGCTCCCTGAGACCGGCCTGCGCGTCGGTGAGGCTGTGGCGCTCCGTCGAGGAGACCTGCAGCGGCAGGGGAAGGCCTGGGGCATCGAGGTGCAGCGGAGCTGGAAGCCCTCCGGCATCGGCCCGTGCAAGGGCAACACCTTGCGCTGGGTGCCGTTGAACTCCCGCGCACGCAGGCTCATCGACAGCTGGGTGCATCTCCGGGAGCGGCAGGACGGGCCTGTGAGCGGCTACCTCTTCCCCGGGGACAGCCACGGCGTGGTCAGCCCCTCCACGGTGCGCAAGCAGCTCAGCAAGGCCCGCCAGGGGCTGCCCGGCAACGCCGGCAAGGCCACTCCCCACACGCTGCGGCACACCTTCGCGACCCGGCTGCTGTTGGACAAGGGCGTGGAGATGCGTGTGGTGCAGCAGCTGCTGGGGCACAGCAACATCTCGACCACCAGCCGCTACACCAAGCCGCGCGCCGGCGACCTGGCCTCCGCAGTTGATGAGCTGGACTGACGGACAAGGCGGTCCTCCCAGGATCCCAGGATCCTGGGATCCCGGGATCCTGCAAGGCCCTGAAATGAAGACTCAGGGATCCTGGCCGTAGTGTCCCATGAGCACTGGAGCTCAACCAGACACGGGCACCCCATGACCCTCCTCCTCTTCTTCCTGGCCTGCCGCTCCCCCTTGAGTGCCATCGACACCTCCGACACCTCCGATACTGCAACCGACACCACCTGCGACGGGTATGGGCTCGAGGACTGCGACGGAGACGGCTACTTCATCGAGGTCGGCGTCTGGAGTGAGGGTGAAGACTGCGACGATCAGGACCCGGACACCTCCCCCGCGGCCGAGGAGATCTGCGATGGCCTCGACAACGACTGCGATGGGAACATCGATGAAGAGTGGGACGTGGACGTGGATCCCTGCATCCTGTGACTCTTGCATCCGGCTTGCGTGTTACCCGCGTGGCGCTCCCGAAAACCGGTGAAATGCAGTGTAGGGGCGGATCGAGATAGACTGTAGGGCGATGCCACTGCAGTACCAGCTCGCACTCTCCAGAGCCCAGGACGCGCTCAAGAAGGCGCGCCTGGACTACCTACAGGCTGTGGCCGAGGCAGCGGACCCGCCGACTGCTCAAGACCACGCACGCATCGCCGCGGCGCTCACCCGGGCCTTCAAGCGCTTTGACGACTGCCTGGAGGTCTACTCCGCCTTCGCAGCCCGTCTGGAGTGCGGCACTTGCCAGCAGTCGCTGATGGCCTCAGACACACCCACGGACCCCATGGAGTAGGGCGTCCCTCACCCCAGCCTGGATCTCCACCTGCTGCGCAGCTGTGCGTAGCTGAGGGTCCACCATGGCCCTATACCAGTCGAACCAGGCGCCGGGCCTGGAAGCGATCTGGCTGTGGAGGTACGCGCCGGCTGCAGCGCCCCCCAGTTGCAGCGAGTAGTCCTGCATGGCGATGGGCCCCAGGTCCGTCAGGAGAGACGCAACGGGCTCCTCCGGGGAGAAGTCGTACTGGGTGATCTGAGAGGCACCCACCGCGATCCCGGCGTCTCCGTAGTGGAGCCCCAGCGCCCAAGAGGATGGGTCTCCCTGGTAGAAATGGATGGGACAGGTGGCATCGACTGCAGGGTTGCCCACGGGAGACTCCTCAGTGGCGGGTGATGGGCTTGAGCTTGAGAGGGGAGCCTTCCTTGAGCCTCTCCTCCAGCGCTTGCCTGTCCTCATCCGGTAGCACCTGGGCGAGCACTGCCGAGGCGGTCTTTCGGGCCTTGAGCTCCTTCTCGGCAGCGCGCGCAACGGCGTTCTGCATCACCTGAATGGGAGTCGGGTCAAGCTGGCTCATGGAATCTCCGCAGGCGCCGGCACGGCGTCCTCAACCCCCAAGGTGGAAAGAGTCGAAGGCAAGGATGCCATGACGAGAGGGCCCAGCACAGCCACAGTCAGGATGATCCCGATGACAATGCCGCTGAGCACCTTGTAGTCCTTCACCGTGTCGATCATCTCCTTCCAGATAGCCTGGCGCGCCTGGATGGTAGTGACCAGCCGGTCCACCGTCAGCGAGTGCTCGTCCAGGCTGCGTGTGTGCTCTCGCTGGGTCTCCCCAATGGAGCTCACGGCGGTGGCGACAGCCTGCATGGCCTGGGCCATGGCCTTGTTGGCCTCGTTGCCCTCGCGGATGGCGATGAACAGCTGGTCTCGGACTTCCTTGTCGTCCATGCTCAAGCCTCAGCCAGCGCGGACTTGAGCAGCGCCTGGAACTTGGCCATCATGGCCGCGTCGTTGTCGCTGCTGGACTGGACGGGGGCTGGAGGCGTCATCTCAGCGCCCCAGCGCCCCAGCTTCGCCCGCTGAGCTGCCGTGGGCATTGGAACGTCGCCGTCCTGCACACCCATCACGAAGTCGTTGAGAGCGAAGACGGCGGAGTCGGGCTCGGTGCCCATCTGGCCCATCAGGTCCACAGCCTCGATGGCCCAGCGGATGTCCTGGGACGCCTTGAGGTTCCGCACCACCTTGTCCAGGCGGGCCTGCAGCCGGAGGTCGGCGTCTTCAGCCAGCCGGGCCTGCGCCGTCTCCAGCTCCATCCCAGGAGCCGGCTTGTCCCAGATGGACCGGTCCTGGGCCTGTTGGAGCTGCTTGCCCCAGCGCCCCAGCGAGCGCATCTGCACCAGCGAGGGCCGTCGAGCTTCCCCACTCAGCACACGCTGGACGTACTGATCCATGGCCTCTACAGCATGGGGCATCTCACCCACCTGCTGCATGAGCGCCACCAGCTCGATGGGCCAGCGGATCTCGTTGGGTTCCGAGCGCACGGCCCAAACCGCCCCCTTGAGGCGGTCCTCCATCGTCGCAGGGGCCTTGGCGGCAGCCCTGCGTGCCTTCGCAGCGTGCATGGCCTCAGCGGTCTCCTGGGGCACCGCAGGCTTCACGGGAGCTGCGGGCCTCGCCGCCCGCGTCTGCGCCCGCCTGGCGCGTGCTGCGGCCCGCTTCTTGGGGCCCTCGGTCAAGGGGTCCACGGCGCCGCGCTCTGTAGCGCGCTTCATGGCCGACTGCATGCCCTTCTGGGTGTAGTCGGCCCCGGAGATCCAGGCCGTGATGCCATCGTCGCTGTCGCTGTCCAGGCGCACCGTGCTGCCGGCAACCACCTTGCCCTCGTAGGAGGGGCCGGCGATCAGCACCAAGTCGTCGTCACCCAGGGCGCCCTGCCACACGTAGACCCGGCGGGTCTTCCGCTCCGGGTCGGCGACCTGCTGGACCCTGGGAGGCTTGGTGTAGCCGTAGCGGGACAGCACCATGGCCACGGCATTGCGCTCGCCCTCTTCGGTCCTTCGGAGCTTGACAGAACGACGGACGGCTGCAAGAACAGTCTTGGCGTTGGCCATGGAATCTCCTTCGCGCTACGGCGCGACTCGCCTCATGCTGGTCTATACCACAGCGTGGCCAATAGGTCAGCATTGGCAGGGGTCACTGAACCGCTTTCCACGGTCCGGATACCGATGGGGGTCCCCGCGTTCACCAAGATGGGATCCGTCGGCTGCACCACGGAGATCGGGTGCGTGCCGGAGAAGCTGCTGTCCCAGATCTGTTCAGTGGTTGCTTCAGGCGTGTAGTTGGCAGTGGTCAACGCCGCGCCCGGCACGAAGAGGCCCGCGGTCAAGGTGATGGACTCACCGGCTCCGATGTTGATGGGATTGGTGTGGCTGAACGTGTAGACCACAGCGACGATGTAGGCGTCCACCGGTAGCGTGAAGGCGCCTGCACCAGGGCCGGTGACCGCACCGAAGTTGGCGAACTCAATCGCTCCACCCCCAGAGGGAAAGTTGGTGGCCGTGCCCACGATGCCGCTGGGGGCCGGCATCGCAGGCGGATCGGCCTCGAGGCTGAGCTTCCCTGAGGGCAACGCGTTGTAGACCAGGGCCTGCTCGGGGTCGGTGAGGTCCGTAGCCGACTGCACCACCGCAACCTGAGCCACCAACACCCAATCCTCCGCCCGCAACTGAGGGATGTCCTCCAAGGGACCGGTGAGGATGTTGGCGTGCGCCTCCGCCAGGCTCTCGTAGAGTTCCTGCCCATACATGAACAGGTGCCCAGGGCTGGTCACATTGTAGTAGATGCGCTGGATGGTCACCTGGCCTGCCGGGACCGTCCGAGGAGTGCCGCTCCCGTCGTCATAGAGCGTGGGATCCAGCGAGGTCGTGGGCGGGCCCGGAGTCACCGAGAAGCGCCCATCGTTGGCGCCACTGCGGTAGCCGGTCCCGCCAAGCAGGGGAGAGATGGCTGCAGCATCAACCACCGAAGGCACAAGCTCCGAGGTTACCCAGTTGGCGCCCTCCGCGTAGAAGACGCCGGCGTCCTGCTCGAGCTGGAGTGCGCCGATGGCCCGGACCTCGCCATCCTGCACCCGGAGGGAACCCAGGGAAGCGCTGAGGTCGGCGAGCTGGGCAGCAACGTTCAGGGCTGCCCGGACGTTGACGACGAAGGCCAATACGATGCCCAGGAAGGACTCAAAGACGACGAAACCGAGGTAGACCTTTTCCCGGAACTCCGAAGGCGTAGGGTCTCCCGGGTCTGGGTAGTCGCTGGGCTGTGTCTGGGTGATCTCAGCGGTGACCACCTCGCCTGAATAGACCGTGGGTAGGCTGGCCCACACGTAGCTGATGGCCGCGCCGGGCCCTGCCTTGTTGAGCGGGTCAATGCCTGTCACTGCATCCCACACCAGCCGGATCTGCTCAGGGTCGTCCGGGTTGGTGGTGTTCACGCGCACCCAGCCCTCGCCAGCGGCGAGCTGGAACTTGGCCGGATCCGCATCTACGGAGCCACGGCCGCCGGTGATGATGCCTGTGGCGCCGGTGTTGAACTGGCCGCGCACCTGGTTGTCGGTCGAAGCTCCGATCCGGGTAGGGGACGCCGGGCTCTTGGCACCTGCATCACGGCTGCTCTTGTAGTCGCCCATCTCAGGCCTCCGTCCGAAAAACAGCCGTGAGCCCGGCCCCAGCCAGGTCTGCGTTGTCACTGGAAAGCACCACTGAGAGGACATCCCCCGCGGCCAGGGGCGTAGATGCCGCCAGCGGCGCCGTGAGCACCCCGGGGAGTGCCGGAATAGTCGTGCCGTCCACCACAGCGCTGAGCACGCTGACGCTGTTCAGTTGCACGTCGATGGTGAAAGAGCCGGCCGTGGTGTAGGCCACGCTGCAGTAGAACAGCACCTCGACTATGGTGCCCGCTGCATTGACCCTCACGGAGTCCGTGATGTCATCCCCACCCAAAGGCAGCAGTTCCTTCTCCAGGGGCATCACCAGGCCGGCGGTGCCTCCTCCGTTAGGGACCAGCTTGGCCCAGGTCGAGGCACCATCCTGGTTCAGGTAGGCGGCCACCTGCCCCGCATCGTCCCGGAGAGCCCAGCTACCCCGAGGAGCTGCGAGCACTCCATTCGGGTCGTAGTCCACTCGGTAGACGCGGACGTGGCTCGACACCCCCGGGCCTTGACGCCCCCAGGCGAAGTAGCTGTCGAGCTCCGTCAGGATGACGGGGCCCTGGAAGTTGTTGCTGCCTGCCATAGGAGACCTCGATCAGGGCTCCCCGTCCTCTCCTGCCCCTACTTCTGCGCGTTCAGCGCGAACATCGCCCGGCGGTAGGTGCGCAAGGTCGGGACACCCTTGCTGCCGGCGGTCTTGCCCTTCTTGCGGGCGGCCTCATAGGTCTTCTTGACGTGCCGGGCGTACTTCAAGGGATCGTCGTAGCCGGCGCGCTTGGCCTGGGCGGTGAAGGCCCCTTCGGTGCCTGCTCTCTCCATCTGCGCGTCGGCCTTCTGGATCCACTTCTTGCTGCGCTTGCCCGCGTTCTTGCGCCGGCTCGCCTGCTTGCTGGCCTTCTCGAGGTCGCCCATGCGACCCGCTGCGGCCAGCTTGCCGTGCTTCTGCTCCCACGCAGCAATGGCCTTGTAGGCGCCCTGGGTGCCCACCAGCTCCTCAAAGCGCTTGATGGCGCCGCTGGGGGTCTTGTAGTGGTGCTCCTTCCCCCCAGGCACGGTCCAGTCGATGACGGCGAAGCCCTTGTGCCCCTGGCCCATGGTCACCGTTGAGCCCGGCTTGCGCTTCTTGGCCCAGCTGAGCGTTTCACCCTTGTTGAGGAGCATCGTCAGGGTCGGGCGGTGAGGGTTGCTCTTGCGCTTGGATGCACGCTTCGGGGCCGCCTTGCGTGCCGGCTTACGGGGCTTCTTTGCGGCCTTCTTGCGCCTGGCTCCTCCCTTCTTCTCCACGACCACCTTGCACCCCGCGGGCAACGAGTAGTCGTCAGCGATGGACTGACCGGTCTTCACTGCCTTGGCCTGAGTGAAGGTGCCAGGGAGCTCGGCACGGATCTTGCCCTTGCCCTGACGCTCACGAATGCGGATGACGTACTGGCTCACGGAGAGCTCCTACAGCGAGAAGGAGGAGAGGATGTACCAACCGCCCGAGGGTGCTCCCACAGGCGGGTTGGAGACTTCGACGCGGATGGATTCCGCCACCACGCGGTACTCGCGGAACAGCGTCGGTCCGCCAATGCCGGTCATGGTGAACTCGTCAATGGGGCGCCAAGTGCCGGTGGAGTGCAGCACTTCGACAGTCACGTCCCACAGCTGATCCCCGGAGTCCTGCCGGATGTAGAGGGTATGGTGCGGCAGGTTGTTGACTGCCTGGGTCTGGCCTGTGTAGTCGGAGCCGCCAGCCAGTGCGCTGATCTCACGCTCCTGGCTGGTCTGCGCCGATGCGACCCGGGTAGCTCCCCACTGTTCCGATCCTTCGAAAGGCATGGTTCTGTCCTACTGGGCGTTGGGCTGGAGGCGGAGCAGGGGCGTGTCCGCAGGCGCGGTTCCGGAGGCCTGGTCCAGGCGCAGGTAGACGCGCCAGAAGCGGATGGGGGCGCCCGGGGGGCTCCAGGTGAGGTTGACGGCAGCGCCCCCGGACCACCAGTCCGTGGAGATCTCCTGCCACTCGGTGACCGTCTGAATGTCCCGGGAGTCAAAGGGGCTGAGGGCCTCCCGGCTGAACACCCGGAGGGTCTCCGGATAGTCCGGGATGTTGATGCCCTCGATGCGGGCGAGCATGGTCATCTTGACGCCGGAGCCGTAGCTGCCAGCTCGGCCGATGGTCGTCGCCTCGTGCAGGCCGTTGCCGAAGGAGCCCTTGAGGTCCTTCCGCAAGTCCAGCAGCGGGCCCTCCCAGATGTACTGGGCCACCACGTCGTCCGGCGTGTCCGGCTCAAAGTTGGCCGGGTTGGTCTCCCAGGCTGCTGCAGGGACAACCAGGGTCTCCCCGTAGAAGGCCCGGATCTCCTTTCCTGCCTCAGCAGGCGCCGATGCATCGGCGCCTGCCCACAGGTTCGGGTAGCCGTAGAAGGGATGCCGTCCAGCTCCCTGGACGTTGCCGGCCAGATGCTCGGGGCCGGCCATCTGTCCGTGGCCCGCAAGGCTGGGGCCGGGGAGGGCATGGGCCCCGACCACTGGAGAGGTCGGAGTAGGAGCTGCCACAGGCATCACGGGCTGACCGGTCGGCTTCGGCTTCATGGGGAGCGCTCCAAGGTCCAGAGAGAGGAGAGGCCGCGCGAGGCGGCCGGAGGTGGCCGCAGCCACGCGAGCACTGCCCCAAGATACCCCAGGGCAGTGCTCATAGCAGATCAGACGAGGGTGAACTGCCGCCAGACGGAGCCGCCGTCACAGCCGTAGTAGGCTGCGGTGGCACCGCCCAGGAAGATGGCGATGTCGCCCTTGTTCCCCTGGACCGCCCCGTTGGGGGCCACGTCCACGAAGTACATGCTGACCAGGGGGTCGTCGGTGTTGGGGTCGTAGGAGGTGTTGGTGCCGTTGGCATCACCAATGGTGGTGGCTCCGACGCTCAGCACTTCGTTGTTCTGGAAGGTGCCGACCACATCCGCCAGGTAGACGTTGCGGGAGCCCGCCGCCACCAGGGGAGAGACGCCGATGACGGTGCCGGTGGCACCCGAGGTGCCGCCGGTGAGGGTGTCGCCCGGGGAGGGCGAGTTGCTCTCGTTGTCGTAGTTCATCGACTGCGTGGCATCCGGGTACAGGCCCAGGCCCAGCGCCATGGTGTTGTTGAGCCCCGGCGTGATGCCGACGGTGTGGGGGAACATCGTGTTCATGATCTACCTCCTCAGCCCACGGCCGAGATGTTGGTGGGACCGCGGATCTCCATGATCCAGCAGCAGATGGTGATGTCCAGGTTGGCGATCAGGGGCGTCACCGCCACCCGCAGCGAAGCGCCACGCTGGAACACATAGCCAGGGCCGCCGAGCAGACGGGGGAAGCGGGCGGGGCCCACGACAGCCGAGCCCAACCCCGCCTGGGTCTGCAAGCGGTCGCCGTTGTTGCGCTCGATGCGGACCAGGAAGGTGTCCAGGGGATCACGGCCCACGGGCAGGTTGGAGTCGTCGGTGGTGTAGGCACCTCCGGAGACGGCGTAGATGACGCCAGGGATGTCCACCTGCAGCGGCAGGAAGATCTCCTGACCCACGGCCTGGTTGGTGAAGCGCAGCACGATGTCGCGCGGCGTCTTGGCCAGGTTGGGGGCTTCCGGCAGGAGCGGGGTCGGGTAGTAGACCTGCTCGCGCTGCCAGGTGGGAGCTCCGGTCATGTGGGGATGCATGGGTGCTCCCTGCGCAGCTGCCTGAGCCTGCTGCGCTGCTTGTGCGTTGGCGGCAGCCTGGGCCATCTGACCCAGGGTGGGAGGGGAGAGGGAGGCGCGGTAGTCCTTGGGGAACTGGACCTGCTGGCCGTACTGGCCCTGCAGCCAGGCCGGGACGAAGGGCTTGCTCATCGGAGCTCCTGAAAGCAAAAGGCCGGGACCACCTCAGATGAGGGGCCCCGGCCCTGTGGTGGCCCGAGAAGGGCCGAGGCCAGCGGGAAGACCCGCCCTCGGTCAGGCGATGGGGATCGCGCTCTCGAAGGTGCCGAGCAGGACACAGCGCACGTTCTGCGAGCTGTTGTTCTGGCCGCCGTCCACCGCGGAGGCGTTGGCGCCCCAGCTCAGGACGATGTTGTAGGTGCTGTTCGCGGGCAGGGCGACCGGGTGGGCGCGGTAGACCCACACCTGCCCGTTGCCGTTGTTCAGCGTGGTCCGGGAACCGCCGGAGCCACCGTCGGCCGCACCGGTGTCGGCGGTGTCGCCGTACACACCGCCGCCGGCGCCGATGAGCTGGGCGGGAGCGATCTCGATGCGGACCTGGAGGAAGGACCACTGGGGGACGCAGTTGTTGACCAGGTTCGCCACGTCAGCGCGCACGATGGCCCACTGGTCGGCGTAGTAGGTCTGCAGGGCGATGGCCTGGACGGTGTAGGCGTAGCCGCCGGGGATGCGGCTGGACTCACGGAGGTTGGTCTCCGCGAGGCTCAGCGGGGCCGCGAAGCCCTGGCCGGTGCCGTTCTGGGGGGTCGAGAACAGGATGTCCTCGTTGCGGGCCAGGGCGGTCGCGTCAGCGTACTGCTGGGTGGACCAGATGGCCTGCTCGCCGATGCGGACGACGGACTTGGGGAGGGCCATCGGAGCGAGGGCGGTGGGGTTTCCGCCAGCCACGACCTGGCCGGGAGCGCCGAGAGAAGGGAACATGGTGTACCTCTTTGGGGGGTAGGAGTGAGGGCCTCAATCGGCCCAGCCAGGTGCTCTTTTGCGAGCGGGGAAGCGAGGGTGAGGCGGCCCTGGTTGTCCAGGGCCGCACTCAGTCAGCGGGGGTAGCCACCGGGGCCCGCGAGGGGCTGGGTGTGCAGGCCTGCCATGGGCACGACGGCGTAGCCGGTGTCCCCGTAGTCGGGGAGGCCCAGGACGTTGCCGATGCCGGAGTAGGAGGGGAGACCCGCCATCTCGGTCGGCATGTCCGACATGGGCCCTTCGGTCCGCCACTTGTAGTAGGCGACACCGCCGGCAGCCGAAGCCACCGCGATGGCCAGCTTCTTGTGGAAGGCGGCGCCCAGGAAGGAGGTGGAGCCGATGATGCCGGCCAGGAGGGAGCCGGTCAGGGCGTAGAAGATCGCCGGGTTCATCTGGGGCACGTAGGGCCCGACGAACTTGGCGAGCATCATGGTGGGTTCGACACCGATGGCGCCCAGGGCAGCAGCGGGGAGGGCCTCGACCATGGCGGCCAGGGGCTTGCCGATGAAGGGGATCTTCTTGAGCATGCCAGCGAAGCCCGGGTTCCGGCGACGCCGGACGCTGTTCTTCTTGCGGCTGTAGCGGACCTTGGCCTTGCTGCGCCGGCGGCGCTTGGGGTTGGTCTTCCGCATGTAGACGGCGCTGTTGCGGCGACGCGTTGCCTTCCGGCGCACGGGCCGACGACGCCGCACCGGGCGACGACGAGCCACAGCCTTGCGCCGACGGACGGCGGGCCTGCGGCGACGCACCGGCTTCCGGCGAGCTGCCACGCGGCGCTTCACGGGACGCTTCCGCTTGACCGGGCGCCGACGCTTGCGGCGGGGGTTCAGGACGAGCGTGCCAACGCCGCGCACCGGGTTCTTCCGGCGGCGCTTGGTGCTCTTGCGCGTCTTGCGCTTGCGCACGGCCATGGGGGCCTCCTCGGGGTGGGAATGAAGGTTCCGAGACCCGCGGTGGGCTCGAGACACTTGGACCGTAGCGGAGGCGGTAGAGCAGTCCAAGGGACGAAGCTCGATTCACCTGAGATACTCCGGTTATTGCGCACCTCTCGCACCTTTCACACTTCCTGCACCTGTGCTATGGTCCCTCCACGGGCCACAGGACGGTCCGGAGGACTGCATCCACATGGCCACACCCCAAAGCCGATCCAGCGTGCGCGTCGATGTCCGCACGGCCATCAAGCGCAACTTCGACATGATGCGCGGATGGCGTCAGATCTCGCTGGTTGCGGCCGTGGAGGAAGCGATGGCCCTGTGGGTCCTGGTGCAAGAGGCCAGGCGCAAAGGCCAGATGACCCCCGAGCTGGAGAAGGCCATCAAGGTGAGCAGCAACCCGGGCCCCGCGAGCCTGGGGCACCTCGGCTGAGCTGCTGGCGCTACTGGCTCTCAGCCCAGCGGATGAGCCGGTCGGGAGATGGTGAGTAGGCCCAGGCGGCCAGCGCCAGATGTTGGCGGGTTGGCCTCCACTCGCCTCCCACCTTCTCCCAGCCATTCGACCCGCGCTCCCGCATCTGGGCGCGGTGGCGGGCGATGAAGGCATCCCTCTTCTGGATCCAGTAGTCGGAGAGCTTGTCTGGGTCCCCGCCGGCTCTCCGGTACGCCTTGTAGAAGCCGCCGTCACCAGCCCTGCTCCGTTCGACGCCCAGGGCCACCTTCGAGACTCCCCGCACCAGCGCCGCCGGCCTGATGAGTTCCACGGCAGGCAAGGTGAGGTAGATGAGGAAGCGGGGCATCAGCCCGCCTCCTCCATCGTCTCGATGAAGAGATCCTGGGCCTCTTCCAGGGTCAGCACCTCACCGAACTCATAGAGCATGTCCTCGTCGTAGTAGACGCCGTTGGGGTCATTCCAGGCCAGCCACTCGATGAGCTCCTCCCGCGTGGGCGGGTCGGAGAGCTGGGGCATAGCCGCGTACACGCGTCGGGATAGCGCATTGTCGGCAGGGGCGAGGCGCCCGTAGGCTTCCAAGGCTTCGGAAAGAGTCATCCCAGATTCTCCACATGGATGTGGTCGCCCTCGTCCAATGCCGACCCGCCGAGGGCCTTCACGGCTGCGAGGATCTTGGCACGGTCGTCGGCGGGCATGCCGCGGGTGCGCAGGTCGAAGGCATCACCCCGCTGGTGGTCGCTGAGGTAGTAGCCCTGGTTCGCCAGCTTCTTGAGCACACTGGCCCAGGCGCTCTTGCTGGCGCCGGCCTCCTCGAGCTTGGCGATGATCCAGTCGGCCTTGTAGAGCGCGTAGAGCGCACCAAAGCCGGGCGGAGTGTACTTGCCTCGGATGGTCGTGCCCTTGAGGTACTTGCTCCACAGCCGGGCAGCCTGTACTTCAGGGGTGCGCCAGCCGTCGGTGACCACGAGCCCGTAGGCATCCTGCCCGAGGGCGTCCCGCAGGCGCTGCAGGCCCGTCAGGATCTGGGGCGTGAAGACGACGCCCTTCTTGGCCCGGACACCCTCGACCTCCGTCTCCTCGGTGCCGGACATCAGCTCTTCCGTCCACTGGTAGACCTTTGCCACGATGCTCTCCTCTTGGCCGGGTAGCGACAAGACGGTCCTGCGGCGGTACCACCACGCCAACAGCCCGGTGACTGCAGGCAGCGTCACCGCCGCAAGCCACAGCCACCCACGCCTCATCCGCTGATCCCGACGGACTTGACCTCGTAGTTGCCACCGGCGAGCCACAGGGACCCATCCTCGGCGACACACAGGTAGGGGCGCATCGGGGTCAAGCGGCCTTCCGTGCCCATGCCGTGCACGTACTCACTGACGCCATCGCCCTTCTTGTCGGTGAGGTACATCACCCAGGCGAGCTCACCCAGGAGCGCCACCGGAACCTGACGCTCATCACCCTCAGCAGCTCGACCACCGCGGATACCGGCCAGCTCGCCCAGGGGGTAGAGGTGCGCGCTACGGAAGTAGGCCTGCATGCGCTTCTGCTCATCGGGAGGGAGCGCCAGGTGCAGGAGCTCCGATGCAGGCGTGAAGCTGACGATGCAGCGCGGGTCCTTCCGGCCGTTGAACCACAGCTCGGCGATGCCCTCATCCTCGCCCGGCACCTTCTCCGGGTTGAGCTCGAGGCGCTTCTCCCAGTGGTGCATGGCCTTGGCGGCCCGTCGGTCGGGAGTACCTCGCTTGCCGATGGGAATGACCCCCAGCGCCAGCAGCTTGCCCATCTCCGTCGAGACCGCCGGCGCGTCCGGATGGTCGTCGGTGAAGGTGGTGCCGTCATGCTTGTGGCCCCAGTGGTGGGACTCGTAGGCGTCCTGGGCGGCCTCCTCGGAGTCCTCCCAGGCCTGGTCAATCCCCAGCCGGGCGGCGATGTTGCGGATGCCCTGGTTCAGCAGTCTCATGTCGTCCTCTCAGCGGAGCTTCACACCCATGGCGCTCAGCTTGGCCAGCCAGGTTGCGGCAGCCGCTGGTACCAGTACCACGGCGGAGCCCGGGAAGGGGAACCCGGGCGTCACGGTGTCCGCAGCTGCCAGGGCAGTCACAAGGCCAACGGCGAGCCAGCTGGGGCCCTTGTCCTTCGCCGGGTTCCGCCGACGAGTCCCGCCCGCCGCCCGGCCAGCGACCCCACCGGCGATGACCAGACCCAGCAGGCTCAGACCGCCGATCTTGAGGATGCGCTCCATGCGCTTGCGCTTGCGCTCCTGCTCTCGGCGCTCCAGTTCATCCTTGTAGGCTTGCTGCGCAGCTGCGGCGATGCCCCCGGCAGCACCTGCAGCCTCGGCCGCAGCTTCCTCGGCCTCATAGGCCACGTTCTCGAGCCCGCCACGCACACCCCACTTGGTCCAGTAGTTCCAGGCGGTCTTGAGGGTGTCCGCGTCGGCCATGCCCGCGGTCGCCACGCTGGCAGCGGCGTCCTGCAGGACCGGAGACCCAGCGCTGCCCAGGAGCTCCTGCTCCTTTGCCCGCCGCAGGCCCAGGGACACCCCGATGCCCAGGCCCATGAACGCACCCGCAGCGGGCTGGAAGCCGCCGGCCTTGGCGAGGATGGCGCCGCCGATGATCCAGGGGAGAGAGCGGAGGCCGACGCCAGTCGCCGTTGCCTTGGCCCGGGGCATGCCCGGCTGAATGGTCGTGGTCATCGCGTTCATCGCTTCTTCCTCCGCGTGAGCATGGTGCCCACGATGCCGACGAGCACCAGGCTTGCACCGGCACCAGCCAGTCCCAGGGAGGGGCGCCAGGCCGGCAACATCGAGCGCCAGCCTACCACGTCCTCCAGCTCAGCGAGCTCAGCATCTGTGACGACGGTGCCGCCGCTTTTCCAGCTCACCCCTCGGTCCGCCATGAACAGCCGGAGCCGGCTGGAGGCCACCGGGGCTGCCTGGTAGTTGATCATCGCCGCGGTCCCGATGAGGATGTCCGCCGCGCTGCGATCCTGGCCCCAGACGCCTCCGGAGGCGACGAGCTGGGACAGACGGCTGTAGTTGTCCGACAGCGCAGCGTCGCTGGTCTCCCGAGCAGCTTCGTCCAGGGCGGCTGCACTACGGTCTACCGCCCAGGCTTCGGGATGGTCCACACCTCCGATGCCCAACCCGCGCAGGAGCCCCCGCACCGGCTTGAAGAGGCTGCCCGCGATGAGAGCGACGCCTGTGCCCGCAGCTGCCCACCACATCCAACGCTTGCTGCCTGCGGCGTTGGTACGCGCCACAGCCGTGCCGGAGAACTTCCGCTTGGCCTTCTTGCGGGCTCGCTTGTTCTTCCGCAAGGTGCCGGCCGGCTTGAGCTGCTTGAGGAGCTCCGCCTGTCGCTGGATGCGGGCAGCCTGGATGCTCACTTCTTGCCTCCGCGGCCGATGGCCACGCCCAGCGCCACCAGGACACCGATACCGACGACAATGCCAGTAGCGATGCCAGCCTTGCCGAGGGCCCGCCACTCGCGCGTGGACTGCTCCTCCTCGAGCTCCATCCCGGCGGCGCGAAGGGCAGCCTGGTACCGAGCCTCTGCGCTGCGGTAGGCGGCGCTCTCGGGGGAGAAGCCTGCCTTCTGCAGCGTCACCAGCCGCTGTTCCCACAGCAACGCCTGCTTGTGGGGGTCAGAGGTGCCCTCGACCACTGCCGTCACCAGGGGCGCGTACTGTTCCCAGGAGGACGACTCGGCCTCAGGCGTATCGGTGTCCGCGTTGCCGTAGTGCGCATTCCCGTAGCCCTGGTAGCCCAGGTAGCCGTGGGAGGCGCGTTGATGGCAGGTGCAGGGCATAGGGGCTCCTCAGCGCTTGCGCGCTCTCAGTCCTGGCGGGCGGCCTTCCAGGCAGCACCAAAGGCCCTCCACTTGGCACCGACATCCATCAGCTCAGTGAAGGTGAAGCGCTTGTCGCTGGCGGCCTCGATGGTCGAAGTCAGGGCGATGGTGAACTTGGCGGAGAGCTCAGGGAGCTCGTCGGCCTGGATGTTGGTGGCCTCGAGCTTCTCAGCCACCTTCTCCACGGCGTCCTGCAGCTGCTCTTTGATCTGACCCTTGCTGGCGAACTTCTTGCTCATGGTCTCGTCCTTTGCGCCCCGGGGCGCGGTGTGCTGGCGCTCAGCGCTCAGCGAGTGAACATGTAGATCAGGCCCAGCGCGGCTGCGCCCAGACCGGCGACCAGCAACACCGGTGAGGCCGCGTTGCCGCCACCGACTCCGGTCCCACCAGCCGCAGCCATGGCCTCCTGGTAGCCCTGGGTCTGATAGCTGGTCACGTCCGGCATCTGGCCCTGGAGCATCTGCTGGACGCCCTCAGGCTGGGTCCAGGCGCAGCCTGCAGCAGCCGCCTTGGAGTAGTTCTTGTCGGCCCACTTGTCTCGGCGCTTGCCACCCTTGCGGGCGTAACGCTCGTACTTGCGCTGCCAGCGGCTGCAGGCGTCTCCGTAGGTGGCGCCATAGCCGACGGTGTTGTCCGGCATCTGGTAGGCGTGCTGAGACGACCGCTTGCCCAGGATGTGGGCCACGATGCCGCCAGCCAGGGCGCCAACAGGGCCGCCCACGGCGTACCCGGCCCCAGCTCCCAGAAGCAGGTGCTTCACATTCACGGCAGGCCCCCCTTCCAGATCCGCCTCCACGTCGAGGGGCAGCTCAGCACTTCGGCCGTGGATGTAGCCCTGGGGCACCGGACGCAGGGCGGGCAGCTTGCCGCCACCGGACTGGGCCCCTGCCGGCATCTGCATGCGGCCCTGGGGGAGAGGGACGGGCGTCATTCCCGGATCCTGGGAGAACTGGAGAGGCTGGTTCACTTGGAACTCCGCTTCTTGTAGAACAGGTAGACGAGCACGCCGACAACGGCGAGTGCTCCGAAGGTCTTGAGGCTGCGCGCCTGCTGAGCCCGCTGGAGCTCGGCGCCGGCCTGTTGGGCCCCTGCGGTGTAGGCCGCGGTCTGAGCTGCCTGCAGCTGCTGGTGAGCTGCCATCGTCTGGCTCATGCGCTCCGCGCGCTTGCCACTGCGGATGTCGTACCCGACCTTGGCGGCGCCCACGAGGGCGGAGATGCCGGTGGCCAGGCCGGTGATGATGGTGACCGGCTCGACGCCATAGGGGTTCTTGCGGCGGCCGCCCTTCCCGCGACCACGGAGCAGCAGCACCAAAGCCCCCAGGCCTGCCACTCCTGCCACAACCCAAGGCAGGACGCCGGAGCCCGTCGGAATCGAGACAACAGGCGCTGGCGCGGAGGCCTGGAGGGCGAGTTGGTTGGCTGCGGCCTGCTCGGCGGCCTGCTGAGCCTTGATGGCGGAGATGTTGCTGTAGATGCTGACGCCGGCAGCGCCGGCCTGGCTCAGGGCCTCTCCGGTCTGCTGCCAGTCGATGTTCTGCAGGCCGGCGCCCACGGTGCTGAGGACAGCGCCGCCGCGGCCATAGGCACCCCAGGGAGACGCAGCTCCCCAGCGCCCACCCGTTCCGGCCAGCTGAGCGGTACTCATCGGCGCTTCCGGAGGGTGGCGAAGATGAGTCCGAGAACCACGGTTCCACCAACAGCGGCCAGGATCCAGGGCAGGCGCGAGGGCGTTGCCGGCGCCATCTGCGCCGGAGCTGCGACTGCTGGCGCTGCCGTGGCGGCCTGGGCCGCCTTGGCTGCGGCGACCTGGGAGGTCAGCGCCGCGGCGGTCGTGGCTGCTTGACTGAGGCCGGAGACGATGTTGGCGAAGCGGCTGCCGCCAGAGATCCCACCGGCACCACTTGCGTCCGCCGCGGCGGCCGCTGCCGAGCTGCCTGCGCTGCCGGTGGGGCTGGAGGTGTTGGGAGCGCCGATGCGGTAGAGCTCCGTCAGCACGGCGTTGTAGTAGGTGTGCCCCGGGGAGAGCTGGGAGCCCGCGCCCGTGGGCCCGGCTGCGATGGTGATGGTCGCCGAGGGTGCGTCCCACAGGTAGGTGTAGCCGCCGCCGCCCTTGTAGTAGCCACTCGCCAGCTCGGCGCTGGCCTTGGTTGACAGCAGCCGGTTGACCTTGGCGTCACTGCCCAAGGCCGCCACCTGCGGACCGGCCATCTGCGGGCGCACGAAGGGGTCCCCGTAGCCCGCGAAAGACGCAGGTGTGGCGGCCACAGACGGTGCTGCAGCTCCCGCGACTGGGTGCCCCCAGTTGCTGCTGTTGCTCCAGGCGGACATGGGTGCCTCCTACTTCTTGCTCTTGCTCTTCTTGCCCTTCTTGAAGCGCTTGAAGAGGGCGTAGCCGGCACCGGCCAACAGGAGGGCGCCGACCGCCATCAGGCCGTAGCTCGGTGCGGAGACCTCAGCCACTGCGGTCTCGGAGGAGGTAGCGGCGCCCTCGGCCGGGTAGCCCTGGGAGAAGGCATCCTGGGCGGCGTAGAGGTCGTTGGCAGTGGTGTAGGCGCTGGTGCCTCGAGGCCCGCGGCCGACAGTGGCTCCGCCCGGCCCCTTGCGGATGCTGGTGCCGACGCTGCCCTTGCGACGGCTGGTGCCCACCTCGACCACCTTCTTGCCCAGGATGCCGGCGGCCAGCCAAGGGCCGATGCCGGGGATCATGGCCGCAGTGCCTGCCTTCACGGCGGTGGGCAGGGACTGGTAGCGCTCCACGAAGCCGGGCTTCTGGAAGAAGCGAGTCCGGCCGGTCCAGGCGGCGGAACCGGCCTGGGCGGCGGAGGAGGTGGGGACCAGGTAGCCGCGGGACTGAGCCTGGGCGGCCTGGTTCTTGGTGGCGGCGATCACGCGCTGACGGGCCTTCTTGAGGTTGCGGCGGCGCTCGGCCAGCCAGCTGCTGGCGCCGTAGGACGCTCCGTAGGCATCTCCGTAGGCAGCGTCCATGGAGCCGAAGGCACCGTTGATGGGCACGAGCATGTGATCTCCTTTGCGGCTCCAGCCGCTGGTGGCCTACCCGTAGGGGCCTGTGACGAGTCCGGCGACGCACGCGGCGCCGTAGTAGATGAACTGGAAGTGACCCATGACGGGCTGGTTGTTGCTGTCCACGGCCTTGTAGGCCTCACGGCAGAGGGACACCTCGGTGGCCTTGGCCTTGTCCGCGTGGGTCGTGGACATGCCGCGACGGGTGCGCCCGCGCTGGTTCTCCTCGGCCTTGTCGGTGGCCTCGGCCATCGCCTCCAGGGTCTTGAGGAGCTTGGGGTTGCGGTCCCGGGCGGCGCGCAGGCCGTAGCTGGCCCGCTCGTAGTCACGCTTCTCCTGGCACTGACGCGCGATGCGGTAGGCCCGTTCGCAGGTCTCAGGGGTCAGGAAGGACTCAATCTCGGTTGCAGCCATGGTCTCGTCTCCTTGGCGTTACAGCTTGAGCTTGGACAGGGCGTAGGACACGATGACAGCCTGGATGACTGCCCCGATGGCCTCCGCGAGGATGAGAGATGCGTCCAGGGACGCGACAGCCCGGGCGACGATGCCGACCAGGGGCTTGTCTTGGAGCTGGGCGAGGGCGCCGTTGGTCGGCTGGAGGTAGTAGACCTCCTCCTCCGCGGTGGATCCACCGGTCGATCCACCGGTCGATCCGTTGCTCGCCAACGCAGCGTCGCCCCAGTTGGCGCGGCGGCTGTAGATGGTGCCGCCGAAGTCGCCGTAGGCCCCGTTCGTGAAGCCGCCCCAGGAGGGCCCGGCCGTGTGTCCGGCGACCCCGCCGCCCAGATCCAGGCGCTGTCCCTGACCAGGGATGCCGTGCAGCACCACGTCATGCCCGAGGGGCAGACCGCGCAGGGTTGGCTCCGCCGGCGCCCACTGGGTGACCGGGCGTCCGTGAGCATCCTTTTTGCCCTCGGAGAAGGGAGGCCAGCCCAGGTCCAGGTAGATGTGGCTGGCGCGGAAGCCTCGAGGCATGCGGCCGCCCTCCGCCCATCGGGCCCGTCCGCCCCGGGCAGTACCCGCCAGCACAAAGCGCCAGGGCAGGCGGACGGAATGCGCCATTGCAGCGAGCAAGAGAGACATGTCATCGCAGTCCCCCGTGCGCACCTTGAGTGTCCACCACGGGGACTGGAGCTGCTCATTGGGCTCGTTGGTGTACATGATGCCGAGCGTTCCGGCGTCCTGCACCGCCTTGAGCAGGGTCTCCGCCACCTGGCGGTAGTTGCGGAAGTCGGTGGCCCCCGCCGGCCTCAGCACCGAGTTGACCGTGAAGAAGCGCATGCGCGGGTCGTTGCCATAGGCTTCGGCCATTTCGCGCAGCTTGCGCACCTTCTTGCGGTCAGACCAGCGGTGGAAGCCTGGGACGCCGAAGAGGCGCCCGCGCATGTCGCTCATGTCCGGGATACCCCCGGGTCCAATGCGCTGCGGTCCTTCTTGGAAGGGTGCGTTGAGCTCATGCTGACGGGAGAGCCAGGACAGTGCGAGAGACGACATGGGCGGACGATAGCCGGAGCGTCTTGTCAGGTCAAGATGCCGAGTCAGAAAGCAGAAGCCCCCTGACCCGCCAACGTGAAACGGTCCAGGGGGCTTGGCCTATGCGGCTACCTGGAGGGCCTCCCAGGCGAGGTGGCCGGGAGCACCAACGGGGCATTGGACGGCCCACAAACTCCCAGCCTCGTCAAGGTAGCCGGGGAGTCACTTGGTCGTCAAGGTCCGAAGTGAACCCCCAACAGCTTGTAGAGGGCGTAGAGGGTGCCTCGCAACGCGAGTGCTCGAGAAAGCTCTCCGCGGAGCTCGTCGCCCGGGTGCGCTTCCAGCACCAGAAGGATGCGCCGCTGTGCCGGGTCGATGGTCGGGGTCTTCTGTTGCTCCCACCGGTAGACCGACGACGGGGCGCACCCGAGTAGTAGGGCCATCTCGGCGACCGTGAGGCTTCCGCGCAGCTTCCGAACATCGAGCTCAACTGTCACTTCCACCGATCCCGGAGTTGATGGACGGTGAGGGGTCGGAGAATCCGCTTCATGGAGGCCCGCTTCGCTGCGATCTGGTTGAGGATGCAAGCCAGAGCAGCTGCAGGCGTCTCGTGCTTGCTGTGCGGTTCCAGAAGGAAGGCAGACAGCAGCCACCTCTCCCAGTGCCCGAACAGGTCTTCCGCGTTTTCTTGCTTGCGGATGCGCCCCCATCCCCTGGGGTGCATCTCCAGGTCCGTGAACTCCGCGACCATCCGGTTGTCGGCGTCGAACACATAGATGCCCATGGGCCCTACGTGGAAGGGTGCCTTGAGTCCCATGCGGTCGAGGACGTGGGGCTGCGGTTGTTGCGGTTGTTGTCGGGTCATCGCTTCCTCCTCTTGCTGGCCCAGCTCCCCAGGAGGGACTCCCGGGCAGCAACTGCAGGGTCTGTGGGCTTTGGAGACGAGGCAGGGGCGGCGGCCGTCGTCGTCGTCGCTGGTGCGGACGCGGGCACGGGTGCGGGATGCACAGCCTGCACGGGCGCCAGGCCGGCTTCAATGTCCTCCAGCGTTAGAGGACGCACACGCACGCGAACTCGGGAGTCGGGGGGAAGTGGGGCGGGAGGAGGTTGCATGGCCGGTGCTCTCGACGCGCCCTCCACAGCCTCCGCGCCCTCCACACCCCGTGCCCGGCGCGCCTGCTGCGCCACCCGGGCCACGCGCTGGCCGATCTCAGCCCCGCGGATGGGCTCACCCTGCTGGCGGCGCTCTTGAATGCCCCGAGCCTGCCTCGCTTGGCGGACTTCATCGTCCTGGGTGACGCCTGCCTTGCGGCGCTCGGCCCGCTGCTGGCGCCGGTGAGCTCCGTACTCGACCCACCAGAGCTTGGCGCTGTTCAGGCGCCCCAGGATGGACTTCTGCTTGGCAGGAGGCTTGCTCTGGATCTCGGCCTCGAGCGTCGTCCAGATCGCCTCCATGCCTTCGTCCCCGTAGTGCCTCAGACAGTGGAGGTACTGCCGCTCTTCCCATTCTGTGCCCAGGACCTGGAGCTGCTGGTTGTACCACTCCGCGTGGCGTGCATGCGCGCCGCAGTAACCGTGAGCGCCCTTCGCCGAGTTGCTGCAGGGGAGGAAGACCGGGAAGAGGCGCACGCCCCATCGGTCAGTGGAAAGCACGGCCTTGCAGCGCTTGTTCAGTGGGGGCAGGGAGTCTCGAGGCTTGCCCGGTGTGTAGTCCCTCACCTACTCCTCCCCTGCATCGTCACTCACTGGAGGCACGGGCACCTCATCCAGCCAGCTCCAGTCCTCGGCAAGTGGCGGAGGCGCCGTCATGGCCTCGACGTGAGCCTTCACCGACTCAGGCGCGATGAGGTTCATGTGCTGGAGGATCTCAGCGATGTACTGACTGGAGCCCGGGCGGGCGGCAGTCAGATAGCCGGAGGTGCCCATGAAGACGGCAGCCAGCTCCCGATCGGTGAAGGAGTTCAGGCCCTCGACCTGCACTGAGGGAAGGCCCGGGGTCCGCATCATGTCGTTCTCGGGCGGTCCATCGAAGACGTAGATGGTGAGCTTCTTCAAGGCTTCTTTTCCGTTGGCAGTCGGACTCGGCCAACGGAGGCACCCTCCTCAGGCATGGTCTTCGGAGCAACCTCCTCAGCGCCATCCAGGCCGGATGCCGCAGCTCCCGACTCCGCCGCTTCCATCTCCTGGCTGGCCAGCGCCTTCGGCGTCAGGCCGTCCTTCCTGTAGACCAGGCGCATGTGCATGGGGCCCACGTTGCGGCCGATGAGCCGCGCTGCTGCCTCTACCGACTGCGGCGCGAACTGAGACACACCGGTACCGGAGAAGATGCGCGGATCCATCGAGAAGGTGGCCTTGCAAACCAGTAGCTCCTGCGCGTCCAGCAGTTTGCCGTCCGCTTTGAGCTCTTGCTTGGCGATACCCACCGTGCCGAAACCTCCCGGCAACGTGGGCAACTCCACCGCGATGTAGTCGTCCGCGTTCTGTCCCTGGGCCTCGATCATCTCGACCTCTACGGTCGTCAGTGCCTTGATCATGTCGTCCTCGAGCGGCCATGCCGCATGCCGGTGCAGTCCGTCGCTCCGGCTACTCCGCACCCGCGCTGGAGTAGTCGAAGGGCCACCGGTGTCTCGTCTCACCGGCGGCCTGTCGAAAGCGCTACGCGAAGGGGTCCTTCATGTCCGCCACCTGGGGCACCACGGGCCCTGAGGGAGCCGGGACGGCCTGAGGCGCGGGCCGGGGCGGTGCGGCGGCCGGCACAGCCGGGGTCGGCTGTGCCTGAGGGGTGAGGCCCGGGTTCGGGAGTCCGGGTGCCGTCGTTGCCGGCTGGGGAAGGCCGGGCGCCATGGCCGGGTTCGGGAGACCCGGTGCCGGCTGGGGAGTCGGGACTGGCTGAGGCACCGAAACCGGCTGAGGAGCAGGCTGCGGGACGGGTTGCGGCGCGGGTTGGGCGGGAGCAGCCGCCGGGACAGGCGCCGGTGCGGTGACCGGCGGGCTCCCGGTGGCTGCCACTGGGGCGTGCTTGGCGGCCTGCTGCTCGGACAGCCCGAGTCCGGTGGCCAGGGCGATGAAGCCGTCGCGGTCCACGCCGGGCAGGCTACGCAACAGCTGGAAGAAGTGCTGGGGCTTGAAGTGCAGCACCTCCTCGCGCAGGCGCGTGGGCTCGATGTCCGGGGGTCCGCCGAGCTGCTGCTCCGCCAGGGCCTCCAGGGAGGCCCGGTCGGCGGCGTTCTGCAGGAGCTGGAGGGCGGCCTGCTGGATGGCGTTGTCGTCCAGGGGCTGGCCGGTGGCCTCGAGCTGTTCCCGAACACCCTGCATCGCCATGCCCATCACGGCCTGGTTGAGGGTCTCAGTCCACTGCTTCTGGGCCGCGGCGTACTCGGGGTTCGCCGTCTTCATGGTCAGGGTCACCTGGCACCAGTTGCGGGGCAGGAACTCAGCGGCGAAGAGCTCGGAGCCCAGGCCGTCCCGCTCGTCTGCGGGCGGTTCACCGTCGTAGTCCAGGTGCATGGGAGTGCCGTCGATGTCGTCCAGCACAGAGATTGCGAGATGCTTGCTCATGTCGTCCTCGTTGGGGGGTAGGGAAAGGGTGCGCGCAGGTACGCGTGTGTGCGCTGGCGCGCGGCGTGTCAGCTGCGGAGCGCGGCGGCCACCTCAGACGGGACCATGGGAAGGGTCCCAGCGACGGTCGTGGCGGCGATGATGGTGTCCCGCCAGGTAGGCTGCCACGGATGGTGTCCGACCGGCTTCCAGTTGATGGCGGGGGCAGCCAGATCACAGCCCAGGAGATCAGCGGCACCGACCAGGCCGCCCAGGTAGGAGCACAAAGTCACAGCCTCTCGGTCCTGGGCGAGCCGGAGAACCCGGTTCGTTCCGTCAGGCTCCTGGCCGTGCTGCACCCAGCCGGCGATCCACTCGTTCAGGCGCTGCAGGGTCGCCGGTACATCCACTGCCGGGCCGCCGGCCAGCGCCGGATCGGTCTCAGCGGCCTTGGCCCGCTTGGTGAGGTAGATGCGTTCAGCCTTCTGCGCGGGCGTCTCCCGGGCGTGGGCGTCAGCGGCCGGAGGCTGGGCAGGCGGCGCCAGGGGGTCGATGGGCGGGCGGGCGGCTGCGATCTCCTCGACGGGAACAGGTGCGTCCGTCGGCTGCCCCGGGAGGGTCACGTCCTCTTGCTCACCGACGACGACGCCCGGAGTGGGGGCAGTGGAGGCACGGGCGATCTTCCGGCCCTGGTCGTCGTAGAAGTCGAAGAAGGGGTAGTCGCCCTCTACTTCACCCTGAGCGCGGCCCAGCCTGCGCCCGAGGATCTCCCGAACCGCCTCCACATCGCCCACGTCTACAGTGAAGTCGATGAGATCCAGCTGTCGGGTGTTCTGGAGACCCTCCTTCCACGTTGTCCAGTAGACCATCTCCAGGGGCACTGAATCATCCCGAGACGCGCCGAGGGCGGCGTAAACGTGGTCCAGCAGGCCCTGGAACCGATCGGCGCTGAGCGGTGTAGTTTCGGCGGTGGGCGCGGTTGGTGTGGCCGCCGCCGCCTCCCTGTCCTCCGCTGCCCACTGGTCGAGTAGGGAGGCCAGGTGAGCCGCTGCCGTCTGGCGCGCCTTCTCCGCCAGGCCTGCAGGCACCGCTTGCGCGAACTCGGCCGCCTCGGCAGCTGTGAACTCCAGCACGGCCTCCAGGCCCTTCGTCTTCAAGGTCAGTCTCATCGTCGTCCTCTCCTGGCCTTGTGGCCCCTCAGTGCCAGCGGAGCTGGGCCACCGTCATGTTGTAGTTGCTCTCCAGGGCGCTGGCCAAGAGGGGATTCTGCTGCATGCCCGCGATGACCTGAGCGGTGATCTGGGGAGGGAGTCCCGCCTCTCCCAGGGCCTGGGTCACACCGACCTCTTGCACATAGGGGACGATGGCCGAGTGCGCCTGCGCCAGGGCGCCCGTGATGATCGTCTGCCACTCCCCCGGAGGCTGCGCCAGGATCTGGCCGGCGGCCCAGCGGAAGGCCGCGCGCGCGGTGGCCAGAGTCTGCGCAGGCAGGCGGGAAGCGGCGGCTGGGGGCGCGACTGCCGGCGCCGCCAGTGCTGTGGAGGGCGCAGAAGGCGCGAAGGGATCTGCGGCCGGCTGGGCCTGCTGCACGGGCAGAGCGGGCTGCGCGGCCGGCGCGAAGGGGTCCGCCGCAGCCGCCGCAGTGGCAGCGACCGCCACGCTCGCAGGCTGCTGGTCAGCAGTCGCCAGCTCCGTCGCGTTGAACTCATCGAAGGGGTCAGGAGGGGGCAGGGCCAGTGGCGTGTGCTGGGGTGGCTGCGCCTGCGCCTGCTGCTGGAGTGCTGCCTGCTGCTGCATCAGCGCCTGCTGTCGGAGCATCTGCTCCTGCTGCGCCTGCTGGTGCAGCGCCTGCTCCCGGGCCATCTCCTCTTCGATGCCCACCTCAGCGTCGTTCGCGGCGTTGCTGGCCTTCACCAGCTCCGTTCCGAGGCCGGCCACTTCCTTGAGGCCGTCCACGATCTGGCTGATGAGGGGCTTCTCGCCCGCTTCGCCGCCCCCCAGCTGGTCCATGACCTTCTTGAGCTCCACCAGCCTCTCCAAAGAACCCATGCCCGAGGCCGCCTCGGCCTGCTGCTCGCGGAGCGCGAGGACCGTGCGACTGTGCTCGCGCTGGCGCTCCAGGTCCGAGGCTGCCTGCTGCTGGCGCCTGGTGTCCTCGCGCTCCATGCGCTCCTTCTCGGAGGCCCGCTCGTTGTCCCAGCGAGCCATCATCATCTGGTTGTTGCTGGCCAGGATTTCCTGCTGCTGCTGCAGGGCCTGCTGCTGGATCGCCATCCAGTCCTTCGCCCGCTGCTGGTCGGCGTCGTTGATGGCCATGATGCGGGTCAGGAGCACATCGTTGGCGGCCTTCTGCTGCTCCATGGCCTGCTGGTGGCGCTGCTCAGAGGCCTCCTGCAGGGCCATCATGGTCTGCGCGAAGGACTGCTGCTGCTCCTGCATGCGGGCCGTTGCTGCGTCCATGGCCTTGTCGGCGGCGTTGATCTGTGCGTCGTTGGCCAGGGTCAGCGTCGCCACACGGGCGTCCTCGAGCTTCGACTGTTGCTCCAGAAGGCGCCGTTCGTGCGCGTCCAGGCGGGCCTCTCGCTGCTGGAGCTGCTGGAGCAGCGGTGCCATGGTGGCGGCCACCAGCTGCTGCACTTCACCCAGGCTGGCGCCTCCGCCGGCTGCACTCTCCGCAACGGTAGGAAGGCTGCGCAGGGCCTCGTGCGCCGGGTCCACATCGAAGGAGATGGGTGTGCCCGCGCGCTGCCCGATGCCATTGACCGGCGTCAGGATGTAGGAGCCCGGACGTCCCAACCGGCGTACCAGCGCGTCGGAGTTCAGCGTGGCCGGGAAGGTGCCCAGATCCTTGATGCGCCCGTCGTGCTCATCCCGCCGCTGGACCCGCAGCACGGTGTCACTGCCCAGGCTGTGCTGCTGCATGAGGCTGGGAGCCGAGGCGCTGGGGAGCGGCGGACCGCCCCCCATACCGCCCATGCCGTCGCCAACGCCCATCAGGCGCTGATGCACATCTCCCTGGTCGCCGAAGATGCCGCCATCATCAGGCCCATCCAGACCTGGCTCCAGATCATCGTAGCTCATCGAGTTCGTCCTCTATGTGGCACTCCGGCGTCTGGAGACTGGCTGTGGAGAGCTTACGGGTTCTGAGGGGGGCGTGCAAGGGGGTGATCGTGTGGTGAGGCTGCGTGCTCAAAAGTTGCGCACGGTGTTTCGGTGAACGTATTCAGTGAATGCATTCAGTGAACGCGTTCAGCAAACGATCGCCCCACAGGCAGTCAACGCCTCCAGCCGCTAAGATGCCGATGCACCCAAACGGAGAGGACACCCATGGATGCCAAGGCCCTGGAGAAGTACATCAAGCTGCTCGCCCTCGCGGAGCACCCTGACACACCCGCCAACGAGGCCAAGACGGCCCTCAAGGCCGCCCGTCGCCTGGAGGAGAAGCACCCGAACCTCCAGGCTGCTGCCGCCGCCTTCCACGCCCAGGAGGAGGCCCGCCGCACCGCCGAGGTGCCCCCGGACTTCCGGGACCCGGAGGTCTTCCGCGAGGTCTGGGCCACGCTGGCGGAGGAGCTCGAGGCCGCTGCTGAGGGTGCGGGCGATGGGCTCTTCGGCCAGGCGAAGAGCAAGCTGCTGCGCTGGTTCAAGGATCGCGGGGCGCAGATGGTCGAAGAGCAGGCGGAGGTGCTGCTGCAGGTGCTGGAGGAAGAGCTCGCCGCCACCAGCGCAGCTGACCCTGACGTGACGGTCGAGCTGTCCGGCTTGGTCGAGATCGAAGGGGACGACGGCGAGGACTACGACGTGGCCGAAGTTTCGCTGGAGCTCAGCGCGGCCGCCCTCAGGGACCCGGAGGCCCTGGGGCGCTTCATCGTCTCCGAGCTGGTAGACCAGCTACAGGAAGAGGGCTGGGAAGAGTTCTTGGAGGGGTAGCCGGGGCGCCCACCTGCCCACCTGCCCACCTGCCCACCCGTCTACTTGAGGCCGTAGAATGAGTTTGCGTACCTCAGCCAAGCACCGGCGAGCCTGCTGAAGGGGCCTGCCTTCGGCCACTTTGCTCCGGCAGCATCCACCCATTCCTTCCATTCCTTCACCCACTCCCCCGGAGCCGGATCTACGGGCGTTGGCGGCAGATTGCTCCCGGGATGCAGCAGCGCCGGGTGAAGGCGCTTCGCATTGGAGGTGAGCGCCATCTCCAGATCGTCAGGCGCCGCGGGGTAGGCGAAGCGGATGACGGGGTGCTGCAGCCGCTTGATCGCCCAGTAGAGGTCTGGGTTGCTTTGATGCAGCCCTGCCAAGGCCGTCTCTATTTCGGCGGCCTTCCTGGCGTGGCGCTCCTCTCGTTCCTCTGCCTGAGGCACCGTCTCCAGCTCGTGCAGCCGCTGCTCCGCCTCCTGCAGGCGCTTCACCAGCTTCTGCACGTCCAGCGCCACTCCGCTGTTACCTACGGCCTTCTTGCCGTCCAACGCACAGCGAACATCCGTCAGGACCACGGCCTGCGCGTCCACTGTTCGAAGCGCCTTCTTGAACGCAACCTCCAGGTCGGTCACGTCCAAGAGCTCCTCTCCGGGCAGCAGGTCCAACAGCCGGGCGGCTGCTTCGCGCACCTCAGCTTCGGTGCCGTAGAACCGAAGGGAACCGGTGGCGGGTGCATTGCCTGCGTCTGCACTCGCGTTCGCATCAGGCAAATGAATCTCGATCTTCATGTTGACGGTCTCCAAATGTGTCGATAGTGTCTGGGTAGCTCCGAGAGGAGCACCCGTGTCCGAGGTCTTGTCAGCCTCACAGTGTCGGCCCCTCCTGTGCAAGCAGGAGGGGCTCTCGCGTTTCGGACGCTGTGCGTGCCGCGCACGCTACGCGCCTCCCTCAGTCGAACCACCGCGCGATGGTCAAGCCTGACAGGACAAGCGCCCCTGTGCCGAGCAGGAGCACCCCAGCTGCGCTGCGGCCTACATCCTCCGTGGCTGCACCGATCAGGATCCAGGCGACGCCGCCGACGACACCAGTGCCTACGGCCAGGGCTTCGGCCAGCTGGCGCTGTTGCTTCCATCGTTGCCGTGCGTTCACGCCTCCCTCCTGTACCAGATCGCGGCGACCTCAGGCCTGTGCTCTTGCATCCAGGCCTTCATGTGCTGGGCGCGCTCCTCGGCGGTGTCCGAGACGTTGCCCCAGCGGTGCGTGTCGCCCCAGATCATCCGAGTGCTGGTCTCCTTCCAGTACGCCTGGCAGGCTTCCAGCTCGACGGCATCCAGCAGCACGGTGGTCTCTTCGAACTTGCCATAGCCTTCGATGCCCAGGGCAACGCCGCAGACCCCGCACTCGGCGATGCCATGGTGGTCGGTCCACCGCAGCGTGAGTTCCGCGCCGCAGCATGGGCACAGGGCGCGCCCCTCTTCGTTCTTCCCGGCGGGGATCACGTCTCACCTCCCACAGCGATGCAGGCGTTGAGGGCGCCGTGCAGGTCCCTCCGATCCACACGCAGGATGCGCTTCTTGGGGGCCTTGCCCCCGGGAGGGGCGAATCCGACGAAGGGCATCGTGATCTGCACGTCCTCGGAGTCGATGTCGAACTTCCAGCCACCCAGGGGGAGGCTGATCTCCACATCTCCGTGGATGCAGTCCGGGCTCGTCAGGCGCCGCAGCATGCTCACCTCAGGGAGGGCCAGTGCGCACTGCTTGTCTCCGAACGTCTCGCACAGCACGGTGTTCCGGGGGTGGAAGGTGTTGTCGTCATCTCGGGGCGGGTAGACGGTGAGCGTCAGCAAGCCCTCGCCGCTGCCGGTGCGAGGGGTGCAGCGGCGGATGGGGATCCGGGCGGTCATCTTCGGTGTTGCGTTCACGGCGCCCCCAGTGCCCAGATGCCCACGCCCCTGCTGCCCACTTCCCAAGGGAAGCTGAGCTTGCCGGTGCGGGTGCGGAAGACGGGCGCGCAGTAGTCGCATGAGACTCCGGCGTAGTCCACTGCCTGCCTCCAGCACTTGCCGTTCCGGCGGCGCAGGTGGTGCAGGGCTTGGCGAACCTGGCGCCGGCTGTACCTGACGGGTTGCTTGTGCGCGACGGCGCGGGCGGTGCAATCCACGATCTTCTTGGCGGTTCTGGTGTTCACGGGGTCTCCTTTGGGCAAGTGCAGATCAGCAGGTCAGCCTCGCCGTCAGCGGTGCGCTCCAGGGACCCGGATGCGTGAGGGTGACAGGTGGCCACGACGGCGCCCCAGCCGCCGATCACATAGATCTCGTCTTGGCATGGGCAGTCGATGTCTTCGGTGCGGGGCTTGCCGGCGCTCACATGACAGATGCCGTCAGGGCCTGACGTTGCGCTGGGTTCGGGCGTGGACCCACAAGCAAGCAGCAGCAGGAGGATGGTCATTGGGTGTCTCCAGAGGCTTGCAGTTGCTGTTGTAGGTTTCGGTGGTCGATGCGGAGCTGCTCCACACGCGCGTAGCAGTGGCCGAAGCTTTCTCGGCTCTCTACGTGCCAGCCGGTGCGGGTCTGCCGCCCACAGTGCCTGCACTCCCACCACTGGTACTTCACGCCCTTGGTGGTCATGGGGTCGAACTCACAGTGGACTTGGGGCAGGGCTGCCAAGGGCGGCACTTCGCGCCGCCGACTCACAGCCCCTCCAGCGCGACCAGCCGCACTCGGAGCACTGTGCGCACGTGTTCAATGGCCTCCGCCTTGGCAGCCTCCAGAGCTGCGTCATCGGTGCCGTAGGCCTCCAGGGCATAGCGCCCCTGCCGGACCTGGGGGCAGGTGAGCAGCCACTGGCCGGGCTCGTAGTCACGGTGCCTGTGGATGGTGAGCTGGAGATCACGCACTCGGAGGGTCCAGGCGCGGGCGGGGACCTCTCCCCTTGGCGGTAGCTCGTGGTGTCCTCCCACTGAGGGCTCCTGCGCTCAGCCACGCGGCACCTCCATGAGCTCACCGACTTCGGCGTCCAGGTCCTGCAGGCGCTTGCACACATCGGACTGGTCGTAGAAGGGCTGAGATGCGGCGGGGCCGCACTTGAAGGCGTCGATGCCCTCACGGATCCCGAGGGCGCTCCAGCCTTCCCTGTAGGCCTTCTCCACGAGCGCCTGGGTGGACGCCAGCAGTCCCCAGAGCTGCTTCTCTCGGTTGGTGAGGGGGATGGAGGGGTCGGGTGCCCCCTCATCGCGGTTGATGGGTGAGATGAGCTCCCAGGGCACCAGGGAGGCGGTGCCGGCAGCGGGGATGGCGCCATACCACGCCGGTGCTCTCGGATCGACGGCCGCCAGACGACACAGGACGGCGAGGATTCGATCCCAGCGTGCGGCATCGAGGTGCACATGGGATCCTGCCCTGGTCCGGGACCCGCCATTTCGGGCGCTGTGTAGCCATCCCAGGATCTCCCGCAGCAAGTCCTCCACCTGCGGGCGAGTCAGCCCCTCTTCGGGGGCAGGCTCCGGCTTGTGGGCCGTCATCCTCCGGGCAGTTGAGGCGTCCACGCGTTCGATGAGCTCCATCCAGCGGGCGGCCGGGATCACCACTACCTTGGACGCCCAAGCCAGGTGCTCGTCGCGCTCCTTTCGGAGCTGCGCTGCACGCTCCTCAGCCTCCTTGAGGGCGGCGTCCAGGGCCTGGAGCTTCGCATCTGTCTGCGGGATCTGCGAGATTCGAGGCACAGAAGCCTCCTGTTCGTGGGTGGCGGCGTAGGGGTGAGCTGCATGGGGGTCGAACACGGCTTGTGCGAACCCCTGACTGATGAGGGAAGTAGCATTGAGAGGATCGAAGTCCAAGCCTCCGAAACACTCGGGACCGACTGGCGCGGGGTGGTGGCTCACACCAACCACCCGGCCTTCTGGGCCTCGAGCACGGGGTGCCCATCACCACCGGCATCGCCGTCAGTGAACTCGCAGCCAAGCAGGGTCAAGAAGAGGATCAGCATTCCAGTCTCCGTGTTGCGCCAGGCACAGTGCTGGCCAGTCCCAAGCACCGTAGCCCGGCGATCGCGCGCCTGCCAAGTGGCAGGACAAAAATACCGAGCCGAATCGCAGCCAGCGCCAGTAGATCAAGCGCGCGCCCGCGCGTATGGGTGGAAAAATGGCGTTCCACGTCATGGAATATCGCATTACTCGCATGCCATTTTCCGAGCCTACGGGGGCGATATCCGGCTATATCCGAGTGATCAAGTCGTGATACACGCATTGTGTTTGTAGCTTTTCTATTGCGCCTCTATCGAGGGTTGACCATACTTGGGGCCGCTGTCTTGTTAAAGCCTCAGCCCCCGTTATCTGAGGGTACACTGTACCCACCTCTCGCTCCCGGAGCCGCTATGCAGTTCTCTCACCCCCTTGCCGATTACCACCAGCTCGCCCGCAGGGGGGACCCGCAGCACTCCGTGCTCTATCCTCACCTCATCAAGTCGGGTCGCTCCCCTGAGACTTCGCGGCAGTACGTCCGTTCACTCAAGCGGCTGCTGCGTGCTCTGCCTCACGATGCGGGGCCCACCGACACCCAGACGCTGGCCTCGGTGCTGGCCACGCTCCCTCCCTACGTGAATCGCCACTGCGCTACCGCCTGGCCCGTGTTCACTGCATGGGCCGTCAGTGTGTTCGGCGCCGCGTCCCCCTTGCTCCCGGCTCCTTTCCCTGCGCTCAAGAGACAGCCTCGGGCGCCAGCTTCCCAAGGCCGCGACACCTGCTTCCAGTGTGACCCGCTGCCCTACGAGGTCGTCACCGCCATCGGGCAGATCATCAACTTCTACCCCCAGTCGGTGCGGGCCCTCGCCCGCGTCAAGCTCTCAGACTTCTCGGGACCGGAGCTCCGCGAAGATTTCATCCTGGACCGGCGCACTCGCCAGCCCGTGCCTGAGAGCACCTTCCGCCCCCTGATCGACTGGACCTTGGGCCAGGCCCCCAACGCCCCCATCTCGCCGCTGCTGCTGAAGACCGCCACGCCGGTCCTGGGCGCCCGGCCCCTGGAGGCCAAGCTGGCCTATCCCCTCCATGTGCTGCAGGTGACCATGATGGTCTTCGCCCTGTGGGAGCGAGGCCTGTACTTCACCCCCCGCCTGGGCGGCATGACCGCGGCTACCGCCGCCCTCCCTTGGGAGGAGACGATCGCACTGGTGTGGAGGCACCAGTTCCCTCGCCACTTCGCGGCCTGGCGTCACCGCGTCGAGCACCGGGTGAGCGCTGGCTCCTTCTGGCTCCCCAGGGAACGCACCTTGGAGCGCGCCCGCACGGCCTCCTGGGGCAGTGTGGATTCGGGCCCGGATGGACTGCCCGCGAGCGGCCTGTGGCTTCCGGGGGGTACGCCGACGCCAGTTGCGTCAGCTGCGTCAGCTGTGCCCTCCGACGCGCCCACCGCACCCGTCGCTCAAGCCACGCGCCCTCCTCTCCCTCAAGCTCAGCCTTCTCAGCGTGTCCAGCTCGAGGAAGTGGTGACCGGCCTCCCAGTCCCTCCGCCGGCGGGGGTGTAGCGTGGCTGCGTACACACCCCACCGCAGCCTCTCCAAGGCCACTGGCCCCCTGGGCCTGCACCACCTCTTCGTCCACCACTGCGATCGAAGCGAGACGACCGCATGCGGCGCTCCAACGGCAGATCTCACCACTGTCTACGGCTCCGGGGCCTGGGTGCTGGTGGACTGCCCGGCCTGCAGGGTAGTGACCGGGATGGACCCGCCCCCTCAAGGCTTCGAAGTCCGCGGGGGTCTGCTGTTCCGCAGGGAGCGGGACCGGTGAGCCGCCGGTCCATCTGGTGTGAGCCCTGCGCAGGCAGCTGCTCTATGGCGCTTGCGGTGGCCGGAGGCCCTCATGCCCCCTTCACCTACCAGGGCGGCAAACGGGCGCTGAGGGCCCCTACGCTGGCGGCATTGGGGCTGGAGGCAGGGACACACCTCCTCCGCCTGAACGATGCCGGCGACGTAGCCCGCTTCTATCAGGAGTTGGCAGGGGCCCCTGAGGCGGTTGCGTCGGGGATCAGGGCCTACCCCCCAGGCCGGGAGGGATTCGAACTCGCACGGGCACTGGTGCCCGCTGAGTTGGGACCGGCCCCCTGGGCTGCTGCCTACGCGGTGCTTCAGGCATCCACTCCTTTGGGGAAGGCACCGCGTGATGAGGGCGAGTCCTGGGCTACAGCCGGCTACGCGACTGTCAGCCCCTCAGGCATCGCCAGGGGCTTCAAGGATCGCCTCAATCCGCCTGCCTTGGCGGCCAAGGTGCTGCGCGTAGGGCGGTGGATGCGGCATTTGCAGCCGCAGTGGATGCAGACGGATGCAGCCAAGCTCTTCTGGCTGGACGGTCTGAGGCCCGGGGATACTGTGTATCTGGACCCGCCCTACCGCAAGACCACCGGCTACCGCTTCAAGTTCGGACGCCTGGAGGTTGTGAGGGCCGCAGAAGCTGCCCTGGGGCAGGGCTGCCGGGTAGCCATTGCGGAAGCAGAGACCGTCGAACTGCCGGGCAGAAAAGCCGAGGTGCACAGCCTGCAGCGGAGCGATGGCCGCCCCCTTCCCAAGGGCCGTCAGGAGATCCTGACCGTCTACCACCCCTGATCCCCACTTGCCCCGGCCTGACTCCCCGGGGTACAAGACCAAGACCGGCCAAGCGGCAGCCTGGCCAAAGACACGACACGGAGAGACACATGTTCGACGCCTGGGACGCAGCCGTATTCATCGTGCTGATAGGAGCAATGGCCCTCAACGCTTTCAGCGAGGACTACAAAGAGATCCAGCTCGCAGAGGCTGCGGAGCAGTGCAGTTGCGCGGACGCGGAGGACACGGAAGGCGCGGAAGACGCGGAAGGCGCGCCATGAACCGCTCCCCTCATCAGACCGCCATGTTCCGGGATTCCGCCTACTGGCGGGACCTCCGCTCCTGGCTCCTCAGCCTGCCTCCGGGGATGCCCTTCCGCGTCTGGAGCGCTGCCTGCTCCACGGGCGAGGAGGTGCAGTCCCTGGCTCTCCTGCTGCAGGAGACCGAGCTGGACTGGCACGTGACCGCATCTGACAAAGAGAGGGGTGTGGCTCTGGGCATGATCTTCACCCTCGCCTCCCCTGCACTGCTGGCTGACAGGCACCATGCTGTGATCGGGCGCGTTTTCGACGACCCCCTTGTCCAGCTCACTGAGCACTATGGCCGCGTCACCTACTGCTCTGGCGGCGTGGACCTCGCCCGGCCGGAGGGCCATCCCGTGGTGCTTGGCCGGTACGATCTCATCCTGGCCCGCAACGTCTTCCCCTGGATCCCGGCTGCAGATCGCGTGGCCGCCCTTGACACCCTCCAGCGGTGCGTGAAGCCCGGTGGGCGCATCGACTTCGGGCACCTGGACGCTGAGTGCGGCCACGGCCGGAGCTGGTGGAAGTTGCCGAGCGCGAGTGCAAGTGTGGCAGGCGCACTGCTCGCACCCATCGTGGAGCGCTGCTCCTGCTGCGGGCAGGCCATCGACAGCCGGGCCGGTGGCGAGGACGGCTCACAGCCATGAAGCTCCCCACCGAAGCCGACGTTGACCGAGTGGTGCCCCCGGGCACCCTGATGCGGCAGTGGGTGGACCTGGGCATGCGGCAGTCCGATGGCCACAGCCTGCTGCACGTCGGGAGCTACCTGGCGACCCTGAGCGTGCTGGCGCCCCTGTGCCGCCTGGACGCAAGCCACGCCGAAAACAACAGCACCCTCTACGTCTTGCTGGCGGGCCACCGCGGCGCCCGGGACGGGACCGCGGTGCGGTCAGCGGAGCGCTTGATCCGCTTGATTGACGATCGGGTCCTGGGCCCCACGCCATCGAGCCCAGGAGCCCTCCGGGACATGCTGGGCTACAGCAACCGCGCCACTCTGGTGGTCGCGGAGAACCTGCTCAGGTTGACCGGCAACCGCACCAAGGCCGACTTCGAACACCTGTTGCATGAGATCTGGGAAGGCCGGGACATCAGGAGCTGGACCAGCCGCGGCACCCATGGCCCCCGCCGCCCGCGGATGGGGATGATCAGCTCCATCCCGGTCCGCACCTTGCGGGAGGATCTGCTGCTCGCCCACATGGAGTCTGGAACGCTGCGCGACCACTTGGTGTTCCTGGCCCCAGGCCGGGAGCGTCAGCAGCCTTCAGTGCATGGCGCGCGCACCCGCGACTATGAGGAGCTCCGCCAGCTCCAAATCGGCATGCAGGCCCTGGGGGAGAAGGCCTCCGACCCCTACGCCGTCTACACGGCCTACTTCGCCTCTGACCAGGCGCGGGAGATGCATGCCAACTGGGTCTCCGCGGTCAGCACTCGGTGTGAGGAGCACAGCCTCCAGTCCTACCGCGCCCGTGCCCAGCGCATGGCCGAACGCATCGCCATGCTGCTGAGCTGGGACTTCGGCAAGGCGCGTCTACACTGCGACCAGAACAAAGAGTTCCCCCTGGGGGCCAGCGAGATCGCCTATGCCTTCTCCATCATCTACCACCTGCATCTGCCCGGGGTTTGGCACCTGCAGCAGCTCGCCGTCCGCAGTGAGGACATGCGCATCCGAGAGCACATCCTCCGCATCCTGCGTGAGGCGGGCTCCTGGGTGCCGGACGGTGAGCTCTACCGCCAGTTGAAGATCACCAAGCGCGATGCGATGCCGGTGCTCGAGACCCTGATGGCGGAGCAGGCCCTGGAGCAGATGGCCCACCCGACGGCGGACGGCACCGTGATCATGGGCTACCGCCTGCGGGACCGCCCCTCCGCGACGGCGGCGGACTTCGAAGCTATGGCCCGCGGCCGCGGTGCCCGAATGGCCACAGCTCAGCCAGTCCCCATTCGGCTGGGCGGGGAGACCAAGACAGGCCAGGCCCTGCATGTGCTGACGGGTGGCGATGGAGGAAAAACTCATGGATCATGAGCCTCGAATCAAGGCGGTACCCACTGACGGCCGTTGGGTTTGGATTTACGTGGATGAGATCCGAGTAGTGCACTTGGCGAACCCCGCGTCGATCAAACGGTGGATCAGCAAACTAAAGGGGCAGGCAGATCCCCGCTCCTATGCCCTGTCCTACCGGACCCGGGAGATCGTTAAACGCCGTGTGGACCAGACTATAACCAAGGTCAGGCAGGCCCTCGTTCGGGAAGGACTCACGTTTCGCTACCAGCTTTCCCGATCATCATGCTCAGCCTACTTCCACTTAGGTAGTTTGGGGACAATCAGAGTGTCTGATCACCCTCCAAAACCCCGGCAACGCTCGTACCCTCTGTATCGGTTAGAAGTCAAAACACCGACGCGCCCTAAGGTAGGATCGCTCAAGGGGGTGATAGCCGCTCTCGTGGAGAAGACACACGAGGATTGACAGCGGCAGATGCTGTACTGACACTGAGAGGACGACGACATGTACGAGATCAAAGACATCGATGGCCGCAAGTGGGCCTGGACCGAGGGCAGCAAGGTGACGCTGACCCCGCTGACGGACGAGTTGCGGGAGCATTGGGTGAAGGGTGCCTTGGCAACGCGAGGACGCCTGGACAAGGCCACCCACCTGCTGGTGGGGGAGTACCTCCAAGGACCCGAACCGGGCGGCTACGTCCTCGTGGCGGAGTGGCCCAGGCAGTTCAGGCACGGCGACCCTATCCACAAGGGCTGGATCTCGACGGATGATGAGGCGCTGCTGGGAGGAGATCAGGGGAACGATGGCCAGTAGAGGCAAAGGGGGCAACCGGGGCCAGGGGTCTCGCTGGATCCGCAAAGACAAGCGCTGGGCCATCTATCTGCGGGACGGCATGCGCTGCGTCTACTGCGGAGCCCACGCTACTCAGACAGTCCTGACCCTGGACCACTGCAAGCCCCGCAAGCAGGGCGGCTCCAACGACGCCAGGAACCTCGTGACCTGCTGCTACAGCTGCAACAGTGCCAAGAAGAACATGAGCCTGCGCTCCTGGTACCGCGAGCTGGAGAAGAAGGGCGCAGACGTGGCGGCCATCCGGGCGCACGTGTCCCGCTGCCGCGCCCGTCGGGTTCCCTTGAAGGAGGCTCGTGCCAGGCTGAAGACCACCAAGCAGCGCGTGGCGCCATGACTGCGCCTCGGCCGGATCTCCACCGTGATGCGGTCATTGTGGCCCTGCTGCCCAAAGCCAAGGCCATCGCCTGGCGCTATGGGAAGCAGGCACCAGTCCCTGTAGAGGAGGTCGAGGGCGCGGTCATGCTGGCTCTGGTAGAAATCCTGGACGGAGCCGACCTCAGCGACCCGGGCCTTGAGGCCTACGTAGGCAAGCGCCTCCAGGGCGCCGCCATCGACTTCTTGCGCAGATCCTCTCCGACTTCCCGACTCACCTACGAGCGGAGCCGCACGCTCGGACAGGCCCGCGCCGGTCTGACCCAGCAGCTGGGCAGGACTCCGAGTGATGCTGAGATGGCGGAGGCCTTGGAGCTGTCCGTGGACGAGTTCCACCAGCTCCGCCACCGAGGACAGAAGGTTGAGGAGACCAGCACCTCTCAGCCCATCTCCGACCGTGAGGGCTCGACCCTCCTGGCCCAGGCCCTTCCCGCGCCTCCGGTGGACGTGGACCGCCTCGTGGACATCCGCCGCGTCCGGGGACTGGTGGCCCGCCTCCCTGACCAGGAGCGGAGGGTCATGCTCGAGCTCCTCGATGGGAAGACCATGCTGGAAGTGGGAGCCATGCTTGGAGTCTCCGAGCCTCGCATCTCCCAGATCAAGAGATCCGCGGTCGCCCGCCTCACAGCACGGTCGCACCAAGACCCGAGACCACAACCCGTTCTTGCCCCCCGGAGGCCTCCAGTGCCTGAACACCATGCAGCTCATCTCTTCGGCACCTCCAGGCATCGGGAGGGATGCGTCCCTACCTTGTGGGTGAAGACCACCTTGTACGACATGATCCTCCGCGATCCCACCCTGAGCACCCGGGAAGCTGGCCAGATGGTTGCCCAGAAAGCAGCGGCAGCCCATCCCGGGTTGAAGTTCGGGGAGACCTCATCACGCTACTACGTCCGCGAGGTCCGCGCCTTGCTGGGTGTGGTAGGCGGGCCCGGGAAGACGATCCCGAAGGTGGGAGACCTTGAGGGATTCAACGCCGCACGCGCCAAGGCCGGCCTGGCGCCTCTTGGGGGCCCGGCTTCGGCTGCGGTTCCTGCGCCTGCACCGTCCGTGGTGCCTGAGGACACGCAGACCGCACCATCCGCACCGCAGCCCCAGGAAGTACCCAGTGACCCGCACGCAGCCCTGCGGGATGCTCTCCGCGCGCTCATCCCCTTGATGGAGGCCGCCAACGTCACCGAGGTGACCCTGAGGCCCGACGGATACACTTTGACGGGAAGGCTGCCATGAACGCCCGCCAGCGACGCAAGTACCGTCGCCTCTTCGACCGCCGTCAGGCCGTAGAGCTCTCCCCGGCCGAGAAGGCCAGGCGCCTGGAGCTCGTCAAGAAGCACCAGCACATCTGCTACGACATCTTCTCGGGGGAGCCCTACGGGAAGTACCGCAGCAAGACCCAGGAGAACCGGCACAGGCGGGTGAAGTGGGCCTTGCACAAGCTGGAGATGAAGGAGTGGGGGCTGGGGTGATCCGAGCCCGATCACCCTCTTGACGGCCGGCCACTTGGCAGGGTAGAGATCCAAAGCCGATGACACCGGCACGCGGTAGACGCCGCACCTGACACAGGCACGGAGATAGCGTGAGTAAGAAGTTCCTGTATGTTCGCGGGCCGGGAGGCCGTCCCGCAACTGCCCTGGTGAGTCCCGCCAACGACCTCCGCGCGGTGATCCTCACGGGCCCCGACACTGGCAAGATCATCAGCTTGGCGGGGCGTCAGCTCAACCCAGTGCCGATGCCGCAGCTCTCGGAGAAGGAGGACGGCTTCGAGGTCATCCGAGAGGCTTGGATGAAGGAGGCCCGGAAGATGGAGATCGCCCGCCTGGAGGCGTTCATGGACCGCCTGCTGACTGCCTACCAGCACGACTATGGCACGGCCGTCCATGCCTGCACCGCCTGTACCCTGGCAGCTGCCTGGGCGGCTTCTCGGCAGCAAGGCATCTCCGGCTTCCAAGCGAGCCACGTTGGCCTCCGGTTCCTCGCTGAGTGGAACGTCCTAAAGGGCCCCTTCAAGATCGTGGACTACATGCAAGCCCTCTATCCCCAGTATCTGGACCGACTGGGCCCTCAGCGCCTGGACCCCTCCACCGCTGTGTGGCTCCGGTCTGAGGCATCCAAGTTGCTTGCAGACGACGCCCGCGACGCGCATCCCGATGTCCGCTCCCACTGGGAGCTACTGGCCGCTGGCGGCATGCCTGCGGGCTGGAGCATCAAGGTTGACGAAGACGCTCCCCCCGCCGGGGGAGACGACCAGTGATCACCCTCCTCATCGCGTGGTTGACCTCGCCCGCTGACTGGCTCTACGGCCGCACCCCTGCCCGCTTCCTGCTGTCCGCTGCCGGCGGGCTGGGGCTCGGCTGGCTCGCCCTGGTGGTGGTGTGGGGCTGCCTGGGTGGTGGCGCGCCATGAACCGCCGCACCGCCCAGAAGATCGTCAGACGTGCTGGCCGGTGGCTGTGGAGCCTGCCTCCAGTCTCCGTCATCACTGAGGATCCGCCCTACACACGCCGGCAGGTGCGCCAGGCCCTCACCAAGCTGCGGAAGTGCAGGGGCTCTCGGGTCCACGCCTTCGTGATCCGCTGGGCCTACGACGGCAAGAACTACGCGACCGGCTGGGGGGCTGCGCTGCTGCCCGGCTACAGCGTCGGCAACGCGACCGGCTACACGCCTTCGGGCGGGATGGCCTTCCCCTGGGAAGCCAACGCGCCATGGCTGGTGAAGCCGATGACGATGGCTGAGGTGATCACCTGGATCGTCCACAACACCGACACCGACACCGACGACACCGCTGACACCGCTGACACCGAGGACAGTCCATGACCGTCTCAACCTGGGCGCCAGACGCCCCTCTCGAGCCCCCGTGTCCTCAGGGTGTGTGCGTCGCCATTCAGCTGGGTATGGGAGCCACCCACCTGATCGTCGGTTCCGGGGACTTCGAGTTCCTGAGGGCGGACTTCCACTGGGACCGCTGCACGGCCATCGAGCTGTCGAAGACCCACCGCACACCCATGCCCGCCTTCGTCAACCAAGTCATGTGGAGCTGGGAGGCCGCGATGTCTCATCCTCTGGAGAACCTGACTCTGGATCGGGCTTTGGCCATCGCCGAAGCGTCCGGGTTCGTGGTGCGAGGTGCACTGTGAGCAGCGACACGTCCGCCGACAACAACACCGCCGGTCGCTACTACAATGACCTGACCCTCCCTGGCTGGATCTCGGGGCTGTGGCAGCCTGGGGCCCGGGCGCGTCTTCCACAGCAGCCCAGTGCCGCGCACAGGGGCATCGTCACCGAAGTTCAAGGGGGCGGCAGGGTGCGGGTCCTGTGGAACCACAAGCGCCATCCGGTCTGGGAGCAGGGCCTCCTGCTGGACCTCAACTACGATGTCTCCCGCATGGCCGCGCTCCAGTACCTGGGCGGCGTCTTCGGCCTGGGCCGGGACCCACTGCGCCTGACCTGGACGTATCGGGGCATGTGGGACCTGGACGGCCCGAACCGCCGCATCAAGTTCAGCGAGGCCCCTGACTCCCAGTTCTGTGTGCAGGTGCCCGGCATCAACAGCATCTGGAGCGATGCAAGCACCCGCGCGCCCTTGCTCGACGGGGCTCCCTGGGTGTACGCCGAAGCCCTCCGCATGACCGCTCTGCACGTTGGGAGTCTGCGGCGGAAGAAGCTCACTCAGGCTGCTTAGGAGCGCATGCGATGACTGAACAGATAGGCGCCTTCCTGGCCGCTCACCCGATCCTGACTCTACTGTTGTGCAGCCTGTCTGCTGCAGGCGCTGGTCACATGATCGTCCTCGCGTGGAGGCGTGTCCAGTGACCATCCGCCAGACCACCTACAGCCCCGCCCGGTGGTCTCAGACCTTCGTCCTCAACAGGCGCCCGACTCCAGCGGAGGACGCTGAGCTGCTACTGGTCCCAGGACTCCGCCGCTTCGGCGCTGCAGCCCTGAGCGTGCCTGCCAACGCAACCGCGGTGGCTGAGCACTACCTCAACTACTACCGCATCGGCTACACCAAGCGTGGCGTGGCCGGCCGCCTGCTGCCTCCTCCCATCTCCGCCCCGCAATGGCATGCCCAGTGGTCGCCCGGCATCTTGGACAAGCTCCGAAGCTGGCAGCGCGAGGCACCGGCCTGGGCCTACGAACGTCCTGGGGCCCTCTTCTACCATCCAGCTGGCTCCGGCAAGACCTGGACCGGGTTTCTGGCAGCAGCGATGCGGCAGGGTGCCATCGTGGAACTCACGCGCTCCGCTCCTCGTCCCAAGCACGTCCGGGACTTCGCAGCCATCAGCCGGTGGACGCCCTTCAACTGCAAGCCCGAGAGCGCCCGCCGCAAGAAGGACCGCTGGCAATCCCTGACCCAGTACCTGGAGTGGTGCCGCCTCGAGGCGCGCCCGCTGGAGGGCTGGGGGCCTGAGGAGCTGTGGGGCTGGAGGACCCGGCCCGTCATCGTGATGAGCTGGGACCAGCTCAAGACCGAGCTCCCGATCCTGATCTCCCTGGCCCGCAAGATGCCGCTCAATGTCATCTTCGATGAGCTGCACATCGGCAAGAGCAAGGGTCGCTGGGAGAAGGTGGTGAAGGTCGAGCGCGATGAGCGCGGTGTGCTCCGCGAGACCGAGCAGTGGGCACCGAAGGACAACCGGGTAGCCGCCGCCATGCAGCTCTCCCGCGCAGCAGCTCGACGCATCGGAACGACGGCTACGCCGACCGCGGACAGGCTCACCGACTGGTGGGGCCAGCTCGACCTGCTGGACCCTTTCGGCTGGGGGAGCTTCTGGGACTTCGCCAAGCGCTACGGCCTGGCCTACCAAGGCGAGTACGGCATGGTACCGGACAACCCAAACATCCGCGCCCAGGCCCGCCCCTACACACCTGAGCTCTTCCAGCGCCGCTCCATGCTGGTGCACGAAGTCCCGCGGTCCGTGGTGGACGCCGAGCTTCCTCCGATGATGCGAATCGTGGCAACTGTCGCTGTCGAGGATCAGTGCAAGCCGGCTGCGGTCAAGTCGATGATCAAGGCCGCCCAGAAGCTGGGTCGCCAGTCCCGCATGGAGGCGCGCCTCATCGAGGCTGCCGCCCGCAAGCGCCCCTGGGTGCAGGGGATGATGAACGACTGGGTGGAGACCGGCAAGGGCAAGGTGGCCGTGTTCTGCGGCCGCAAGCGCGACGTGTCCGACTGGGCCAAGCGCTTCCGCTCCCAGTTCAAAGGCACCAAGAGCAGGCCGGCCATCGATGTCTACGAGTCCACCGGTGAGGACAGCGGCGAGGTGCGGGACGCCAAGCGCCGGCAGTTCATGGACCATCCGGGCCCCTGCATCCTCGTGGTGACCACGGACGCTTGGGGAGAGTCCATCGACCTACAGGATCTGGACATCCAGGTCATCACCCAGCTCCCCTTCACACCGCGCCAGGTCTTCCAGGTCGAGGGCCGCGGCCAGCGCCTGGGCAAGGATCGCCCACACTCGGTGATCTACGCTGTGGCCGAGGGCACCATCGATGAGCGCCTGAGCGCCATCATGCTCGAGAAGCTCCCGGACGTGCAGGCCATGAGCGAGGATGGCAAGGATGCGGGTGATCTGAGCGATCGCCTGTCCGGCGGTGTCCCCGACCCCGAGGCCCTGGCGAGTGAGCTGTTGGAGCTGCTGGGCGTGGAGGACAGTGCGCATGTGTAGGCGTGAGGCTGCGGGCCTTTCACCGAACTTGACGATTTCGACAAAGGAGGCCCTCATGGCCAAGACCGAGAGTGACTGGAGAGACGACATCCTCGATGCGGAGGTGGGGCAGGTATGGGAGTTCGAGTTTGCAGAGGCGGTGGACGAACCGCACATGCAGCGGGCTGCAGTCACTGGAGAGCACATGGTGGTGGCCGTGGAGCGCTGCGGAGCGGTGCGGCGGGTCTACTTCACTGGCTTTTGGGTGAGCTCTCATGCCCCTCGGGATCCCGCCAACGGCTGCTTCGGGGCTGAATGGCCCCCTTCTGACTGGGACCTGAATCATCCGGCACCTGCAGGCCACCACACAAGCCGGGCCTTCCATAGAGCCAAGCGGATCTCGTAGCGATCACCCACTTGACACCCTGCCAGATGGCAGGTAGTAGATCACCGACACCTGGCCTGCGGGCCGCGACACGGAGAGACCGATGAACGCGAAGACGCGCAAGCGCGTGCGTGACCGCATGGAGAAGCTGCTGCAGACGGCCTCTGCGGAGCTCACCCGGGAGCCGGACGGCACAGCCACGCTTCGATACAAGCGGGGACACGTGAAGGCGCTGAGCCTCCCCCAAGGCGCGCCCGATGATCAGCTCCGCCTGGCTGTGTCTGTCGCATCTGGAGGCTGCCCGCTGGAGCTGGCGCAGTCCATCCTGAACCGTCGTGTCCGGCTGATCCTCGGCAAGACCTCCCCGCCTGTCACCGTGAAGGAGGGGACCGTCTGGGCCATGTGCCCGGATGGCGCCTACGTCCGCGTCAATGACCCCGCCTGGGGTGATATGGTCTGGGGCTTCACACCCTCCGAGATCGAATCCTTCGAGACCCTCGGTGCTGTCGATGCTTGAGGTGCTGGCGGCAGCCCTCTTCGGCCTCGCCGCCGGCTGGGCGCTCCGTGATCAGCGGCAGCGGCTCCTCTTGTGGGGGCGTTGGGCTACGCGCACGCTGCGCCGCCCAAGCCCCCAGGAGGCAAAGCGCCTGGAGATCCTCCGAGAGCAGGATCAAGAACTGCTGATGCAGGTGCCGGGCTGCGATCTGTGGCTGGGCATGCGCAAGGTGACGGTCTGCACGGAGTGCCTGCGGCTCCATCATCGCTTCGCCCTCGACTCCCATCCCTGTGGCCACTGCGGCAACAGCTCCTTCTACGCAACGGATGTACTGGCTCGGGGTGCAATCCTCCACAACAAGCCTACGTTCGTCCGCGTCAACTCCCCATTGCATGATGGGCTCCGCCGTCGTCTGGTGATGAAGTGGGGCACGCAAGAGCAGAAGGACCTCCTCAACTCCCTCGACGCCCTCACCAGCGCTGCAAGCGCCCAGGAGACCCCATGAAGCCCAAGGCCCTCGAAACCATCCGCGCCGCAATGCCGGATCGCTTCGTCTGTGATGCCCGCGTCCTGAACCAGTACAGCGTCCAGGTGGCGCTGTTGGGGGACGAGAAGCACGATGCCTGGAAGGGCTCCGATGAAGAGGGCTCGCCGCTGCTGGTCAACACAGCCGGGGTGAGCGCCGCGACCTGGGCCTCCGTGTGGGAGCTCAAGCGCGCGGCCGCCGGCCTCTACACCAACAACCCCGAGGAGTGGGGAGCCTTGGTTGTGGCGCGGGTGCTCTCGTTGATGTATGGCGAGTACCGCTGCCGCTGGGAGACCGGCTTGCGAGGAGCGCCGCCAGTGCACTGGGACCCCTCCATCCCCACCTACAGCCCCTTGCGGCAGAACTTCGTGGTCGAGGGTGCTGGCGCCGCCTGCCTGCAGCGCAACGTCCCCGATCGCCTGCTGTCCCGCGATGACACCAAGGTCACCTGCCCTGCCTGCCTGGAGAAGCTGATCCAGTACCGGCAGCAGCAGCTCGAGATCATCACGACCCGGGCCGCACGCCTGAACGCGGAGCGGTCCGGCCAGGACTGCCCTCGGGAGCTGCTGTGAAGATCGAGATCACCCAGTGGCTTCAACTGGTGCTTGAGAGGCACGCTGAAACGATGGCTTGCCGCGCCGAAGGCGTGAAGTGGGCCACCGTGGATCAGGGGGCCTTGAAGTCCGACTGGCCGGAGTTCCGCGTGGAGCTGAGCGGCGACGGCATCCCCCGCTACTCCTCCGTCACCTACACCATCCACGAAGTCCTCACGGACTACATCAAGACCGGAGGCGACGATGAGGGATGAACGCGACTTCGTAGACGACTACGTAGAGCCCAGTGCCCGTGCCAAGCGCGCTGAGGCCATGGGCGCCTTCGGTGTCTTTGTTGTGGTCATCATCCTCTGCGCCGGTGTCGTCAGCTGTGAGGCCTGGCAGTATCAGGAGTGCCTGGAGGTAGGCCACTCCGATGCATACTGCGCCGCCCGCGCTGCTGGGTGTTTTGACTCTCACAGGAGGGACTGATGAACGAGATTGGAAACCTCGCAGCCGCAGCCCTCGCCTGTCAGAAGGCCTACATCACCAAGCAACAGGCGCTCGCCGCGGTCCATGCCATCTATGGCACTCGCTGGATCGAGGGCTTTGAGGTGGTGGACGGCTGGGAGATGCCGGAGGCCCCCCAGGAAGGCTTGATCGCCTGTGCCTATCTGGACAACATCGGAGTCCAGTTGTTCTGGTGGTACGTCGAGGATGAGGGCAATCCCAAGCCCTGGAGGGCGCCAAAGTACAGTCATTGGCCCGAGATCCCAGACCCCTTGGTCTCCCCGGACACTGGGGTTCGGGCTCAAGACTGCCTTCGCGCCTACGAGGCCCTGGGCTTCCGTACCTGCCGCTGACACTGGAGAAGACACAGACATGGATCCTTGGAACATCATCGGCTGGGCGTTGCTCAGCGTGGCAGGGCTTGCCCTCGCGAAACTTCTGTGGACGCTGGGCAAGGGGGCTCACGCCTTCGCCACGTTGTGGTGGATGTCCCGCAGCAGCAGGCGCAAACACCCTCCCGAGCAAGGGCAGCAGTGGATGGCCCCCAACTGGAAGAATCCCGACTCTCCGCACCGGTACCTCATCCGTTCTGTCTGCGGGGACCAAGCGCAGATCTCCTGGTCCTCGGGCGCTTTCCGCGCCTCCATCAGCGTGGATTGGGCTGACTGGTCCCAGCGCCGGATGGTGGTCCTCACCAAGCACGCGGATGGCACCGATGCCTGAGCTCCTCAACGCCGGACGTTCCGAAGCCGGCTTCTCCCGCGTCGGCCAGGCGATGTTGTGCAACCAGCTCTACGCCTACGTGGAGCTCCTCGAGGTCGATGGCCTTGGCAACCGAGACCCCTTGCACCGTGGGTCCCTCGTGCACACTGGCGAGGCGCACTACTGGGAGCGCTTGCGCCGCACGCAGCAGCTGGGCGCCGCTGTGGCTGGGGGCATGACTGTCGAGCAGGCCCGCGCTGCACATCCCCTCCCCGAAGAGCTCTACGACCCTGTGGCGGCCATCCACGCGCACGCCAAGGTGATGCGCGCTGAGGGCATCCCAGTGAAGGACGAGATCGAAGCGGTCTCGGCGCACGCTATGTCGGATCTCGTGATGGAGCACGAGCTCGTCAAGAACAAGCCCTTGGTGGTCAGCGTGGAGCGCGAGTATCGCGCCCTGCTGGACGCTGACCCCTTGCAGGGGCAAAGCGCGGAGCCCGAGATCCGGGTCTACCGCGAGGACGAAGTGCGGGCAGCTCTCCAGGCCCGGGGCCTTGAGCTGGTGAACGACCCCAAGGTGCCGTTCCTCCGCCATGTGGTGCCCTTCCGCATCTGCCACGAGGCTGACGACATCATGGGCTGCGCCCGCTACATGAGGGAGCAGCAGCCCAGTACCTGGATCAAGGATCTCAACGGCTACAAGGGCCCCCAGGCCTTCTACCTCTACACCCAGCGCATCGACCTCATCACCTGGGAGCCGACCGGCGTTGCGGGGCCTGATGGACAGCCCGTCTATGCGTTGGTGGTCGCAGACCACAAGACGACCAACCACTACAAGACCGGCGAGTACGGCACCGTGCGGGCCTACTCCATGCATGGCCAGTTCTGGGGCCTGCGGCTGCTGACCCAGCTCTACTACCCGGACCTCGCCGCCAAGGGCCTGGTCAAGCTCCGCATCAACGTCATCCAGATGCCGGGACCCAAGAACAAGACGACCTGGATTCAGGAGCCTCCGGAGCCGGCGCCCTGGCGCGAGTCCAGGCACTGGCGCAACGTCTGGGACACCTACCGCCAGCTGCACACGCTCATCGAGTCCGGACGGGACCCCTGGGACTTCCCAGCGACCGGCCACGAGATGGCCTGCATGCTCAAGCGCTACGGCCGCTGCGAGGCCTGGGAGCTGTGCCAGCGGGGTCGTGCTGCCGTGGCCGGAGTCAAGGTCAAGTCGATGACGCTGGGTGCAGGCAAGGCTGGTCTGACCGCCGAGGAGCGCGCTGCCGCCGCTGTTCCGCCGCTGACCTTGAACTTTGGAGGTGATGATGCCTGACACGAAGGTCCGCACTGCGGAAGAGGCAACCGGCCACTACACCCTGAACGAGCTGGCCATGTTCTACTTGCTGGGCAGGATCCGGGCCCAGCAAGACGAAGAGCAGGGCATCGAGCGGGAGGCCGAAGAGGCCTGCATCTTCACCGGAGACGCCTTGGAGGCCTTCGTGAACGGCTACCAGTGGCAGACGCTGGGACGAGTGCCTGAGCGGGCGCAGCAGATCCTCCCGTTCATGGACGAGAGCTTTGCCCCGGTCATGTGGAGCTACAGTGGGCGCCCGGCGGTAGACCGCCGCACCATCAACTGGTGTCTGGAGGACGCCCAAACGCTGTTGCTGGAGCCCGAGCATGAAGGAGGCGGCATCTGCCATGAGGTGATCGAGGGCCCTCACGAGTGCGCTGATGGGCTGCTGGTACTGACGCACAGCACTTGGTTTCTGTTGAGCGCCTCCCGCCAGGTCGAGCACAAGCCCCCGGAGCCCGCGACGGTGCAGGAGCTCAAGGATCGCGCCCTCCAGCTCGGGATGGAGCTCACGTCCATCATCTCCGAAGAGTGGATGACTCAGGCCTGGGAAGCCGGCATGATCCCGAAGGAGGCCCTGCAGCCTGGCGCCTTCTATGCCGGCCACTGCCGCAACGCCGAGGTGGCCCTGTGGGACGGAAGGGGTTTCCGCTACTTCCGCAGCAAGTTCGGAGGCTACTGCGAAGAGCAGGCGCTCTACCCGGCAGCGGGTGCGCGGGCGGATGTCTTCATCCCCATGGGCGTTGTGGGGGTGTGAGATCGCGGACGCGATCATCCTCCACCACAACTCTTGACGACCACAACCCCTCCGACTACAACTCATAGACCCCTGCCAACTGGCAGGTCCGACACAGGACACGCGATGACACAACCACTCTCCGCTGAGGAGCGCACCGAGCTGGTGAGCCGCTTGGCGGCCTACTGGGGCCCGAACGGGGCTCCGGCGAGTCTGCTGACCTACGGCCCCCCGGGCTCCGGCAAGACCGCCGACCAGGGCCTGACCTTCCACCGCAACGGCATCTACGTCGGCATCCTGCAGCACCTGGCCAGCATCCCGGCGAACACTGGGATCCCTATGGCGGAGCTGCCCCACTACGACGTGGGCTCCATCTCCCAGATCTTCCCGATCATGCATGGAATGGCCCGGTGGAACCTGGACCGTATCCGCGCCGGTCAGCAGCCCTACCTCGCGCTGTGCATCGATGACCTGCAGTACCTCGCGGACGGCCAGTTCCGGCTTCGCGAGCAAGAGAACGCCGCCGCCCGCGCCGCGGAGGGCAAGAACCCCGACACCCGCGCCGTCTTCGGCATGGTGTCCAGCGACATCGAGGCCCTGTTCTACACTGCCCGGAGCCTGGGTGTGCATCTGTGGATCAACGCCCACGCCCGGGACCCGGACAACGATCTGCCCCGGGGAACGCCCTTCCTCCCGTCCCGCAACATGGGCTCCAAGGTCTGCGGCTACGCTGGCACTCTGCTCTACGCCCAGAAAGAGGACCGGAGCTTGGGGAGCGGCAGCACTCCGGCGCTGGCCATTCCGGGAATGACGCCCGCCGAGCCTCCTCCCAAGCCCTTCGGCTGGCCCGGACACTACTTCTCGCACCACGACCGCTACGTCTGCCGCGACCGCCTGGGCACTGCCCCGGTCAAGGGCCCGATGAACATGCGTGAGCTGTTGGTGGCTGCGGGGCACATCATCCCGAGGCCTTCGGAGCATACCTGGATGGAGGAGGTCGTGGAAGCCGGCGCCCAGGCGCTGCTCTCGGGCCAGTCCTACTGGGACGAGGTGAGGCCCGGCGGCCTCAAGGCTGCGGCCGCTCATGGCCACGCGCCCCGGGCAGCTGCAACCCGCTGGCTCCTCCGGGACATCATCGACCGCTACCGGATCCGCGAGTCCACCGCAGAGCCCGTCTTCTACTGAGCAGGGGTCCCGGGGTTGTTGTTGTTGTTCTACCTTCAACCCCCTCAGACGCTACAGGCGCCCTCGGGGCCCCTGCTTTCATCCCCCCGCGGCATCTGCCGCACATTCCCCGCAGCTTCGGCTGCAACCCCCGCAGCAAAGGCTGCTTCGACACGGAGAACAAGCACCATGGCATTCGCTTTCGACCTGACCAAGATGGGCGACATCAAGCCCCGATACGACTCCGGCCAGGGAGGCGTCCTCGACCAGGACGGCCCCGGCCGGGCCATCATCCTCAGCGTGAAGGAGGAGACCACCCAACACGGCGAAGCGCTGGTCGTCACCTACTCGGTGGAGGGCCGCGAGACCAAGGACACCCACTTCTACCCCAAGGCCGACGCCAAGGACGGGGCGGCGCGCGCTCGCATCTCCGAGATCCTCGGCTTCTTCCTCGGCCTGGTCGTCCCCGGCACCACCCAGAGCATCCTCAGCCTGGAGTCCGCCAACCAGTGGCTGGCGCAGCGGGCCCAGGCCCTGCAGAAGAACGTCCTGGACTGGGAGGGCCTCTACACCGCCGTGCTGCAGCAGCTGCAGGCCCAGGCAGGCGCTGACGCCAAGCTCGAGGCCACCTTCTACGGCTACAAGGGCGAGGAGGGCGCGCTCAAGGGCGACAGCTGGCTCTACGACGAGCTGGTCTGGATCCCCGGCCCGGTCTTCCAGATGATCAGCGAGGGCAAGGAGAAGGACGAGTTCGGCAAGAGCCTGATCCCCAAGCGGGGCAAGCGCTTCATCAAGCAGGGCAGCCCCGCCGCCCTCGCCCAGGGTGGCGGTGCCGGTGTCGGCGCCCCGACCCAGGCCGCGCCGGCGCCGATGTCCGCCAGCGTCGCCGCACCCCCGCCCCCGGCTGCCGCCCCTGCGCCCGCCGCCGCGCCCGCCGCTCCCAGCGCACCGCCCCTGCCCGGCACGACGGCCCCGGCCCCCGGCAACGCCCCGGCCGGCTTCTTCACCCAGTGAGGGCAGCGCGAGTCCGGTGGGACGAGACACCGGGCTCGCCAGCCTCCACGGCTGTCGGGACAGGCAGTGATGCAGGGTGCCGCTTGCACATTGACCCGGACCGGCAGCCTTGAAGGCTCAGCGCCTGGCACGCATGCGCAATACGCGCGTCACGACACACGACACGGAGAACACCATGGCCGACAGGCTGACCCAGCAGCAGATCCAGACCCTGCTGAACCAGGCAATCCCCTTCGCCCGTCCGGGCTTCCGCTACTGTCACCGAGAGAAGGGGATGGAGGTGCAGGTGATCCAGCTCGCCCTGTCAGCGGACACGGAGACCCCTGCAGTGCAGGTGGTCTACCGGTGCGCTGGAGGCATCTGGACACGCAGCGTCGAGGAGTTCAAGGCCCGCTATGAGCAGGCTGAGCAGAACTTCCGAGGCATCTGATGGAGCTGGACAAGGCCGCAGCGAAGGCGTTCCTCGCCTCCTGCGAAGAACAGATCCAGGGCTACCTGCAGCAGGGCTGGGGAGAGAACTCCATCCCTGTCCGGTCGGTGAGGGCAGCAGCCGCGGAGATGCGGGAGAAGCTGAACCGGCTGCGCTGGGACGATCGGGAGCGAGAGCGAGAGGTGGAAGCCGGAGAGCCCCGAGGAGTAGACTTCGGGGAGCTGATGCAGGATTCGGGAGAGGCACCGACACCTCCGGCACCCGAAGAGATGCGGCAGCCGGAGCTCAGCACGCCCTTCGATGACGTGAACGTCGTACTCAGCGATGACCAGCAGGCCGCTGTTGATGCGATCATCAGCCAGATGCGCTACGCCATCGAGGGAGCCGAAGGCGATCCCATGGACCGCATCATGGCCCTCGACGGACCTGCAGGCACTGGCAAGACGACCTTGGTCAAGGTGCTGGCTCGCCGGGCCCTGCGGGAAGGACTGGTGGACAGCGTGGCCTTTGTCGCGCCCACCGGCAAGGCCGCCCTGCGTCTGCGGCAGAAGGGCTGCACGGGCGCTGGCACCATCCACGCGGCGCTCTACACCACGGTACTCGAGCGAGGAGAGGATGGTGAGGAGTTGGAAGCAAGCCCACGAGGTCGGCGTCGAGAGATGCTCTCCTTCAAGGATCCAGTGGCCCCCTGCCCTCCTCGGTGCCTCCTGGTGTGCGATGAGGCGTCCATGGTGCCTTACGGCATGTGGAGCCGGGACGGCACCGCCAGGGGCGTCGGAGAGACCCTGGAGTACATGCTCCCAGCCAACAGCCTCCTGCTGTACGTCGGAGACACCGCGCAGCTCCCTCCGGTCGTGGAGAAGACCCGGGGCAGGGCCAACTGGGTTCCAGCCCTGGAGTTCCCCACCGCTTCGCTGTCCACCATCCACCGGCAGGCCGAGGGCAACCCCATCATCCAGATCGCCACCGAGGTCCGGCTCCGTCAGGGCTCAGGGCACTTCCCCGGGGAGGAAGACAACCGGGCCAACCTGTGGACCGGCCAGTGGGCCTCTCCGCAGATGGCAGCGAAGTGGCTGGCCTCACGTCGGGGGCAGGGCGTGGACGCCACGCTCATCACCTGGCGCAACGACACGCGGAGAGCCCTGAACACCATGGTTCGCCAGCTCAGGGGTCTGGATTCGGAGCCCGTGTCTGCGGGCGACCGGCTGTGCATCAAGAAGAACAACCGCGAGGTGGGTCTGATGAACGGCGAGGTCATCGAGGCTGTCCGCGTGCTCGAGATCGACCCGGCGCCGTCCGCGCACAAGCAGGGGATGATCAATCAGTGGGTCCGCAACAGCCGGGACTACCCGCCGATGCTGCAGTCCCATCGCCGCTTCAAGGTCTGGCTGTCCAGCGACCGCAGCGACTACGTGATCATCATCCCGGGCCTGATGGAGCTCAGTCAGGGCGACTTCTGGCGCTACGTGAAGGCCTACCGGCTCTTCAAAGACAAGAACCTCGTGCACTGTACCTATGGTGAGTGCCTGACGGTGCATGCTTCCCAGGGCTCGGAGTGGACCCATGTCGGTGTCGTCGTGGACTCCGCGATGGCCGGCCACGTCGGCATGAGCCCTCAGGGTCCGAACCTTCTCTATACCGCCTACACCCGTGCAGCCGAGCAGCTGCACGTCTTCTGGGGGGCCTGATGGCCGAGAACCACACACCGTCAGCCGCCCCCATCCTCAAGTGGGTCGGCGGCAAACGCAAGCAGGTCCCCGCCCTCCTCCAGGCCCTGGAGCTGGACAAGGCCCCGGCTGACGCGAACTTCTGGGGCGACTTCCTGGGCGGCGCTGCACTGGAGCTGGAGGTGGCTGCAGGGGTGCTCGATGGACGCTGGCCCGGCCTCCGCCTCATCCTGGGCGACATCAACAAGCGCTTGATCGACTGCTACTGGGAGACGGTGCACCACACGCCTGAGGTCCTGGTGGCGTTGGAGGCGCTGGAAGAGCTCTACCGCAAGGCAGGTGATGGGCAGCGCGAAGACCTCGCGCACCACGCCCGCGGTGAGGTCTACTACCGAGCCCGCAACCGCTTCAACTTGGGCAACCTGCCGGCTCCTGAGCAGGCTGCGCACCTGCTTTTCCTGAACCGCCGGGGCTTCAACGGGCTCTACCGGGTCAACAAGAGCGGCGGCTTCAACGTCCCTCACGGCAAGATGGCAGGCGGCTACAAGCCCCCGGGAGACGACGGCGCCAGGCTGCGTGCCTTCGCAGCGACGCTGGGACCTGTCGCCCTGCTGCGCACCGGCCACTGGAGGACAGGCGCTTGGAGGCGGGCGAAGGCCGGCGACCGCGTGTATTGGGACCCACCCTACATGCCCGACCGTAAGGGCGGCTTCGTCAGCTACGCGGGCGCCTTCGGTGAAGGGGAACAGCGCGCCCTGGCGCGTGTCGGCGGGGCACTGGCGAATCGGGGCGTCCGCGTCGTCCACAACAACCACGATCTGCCCATGGTCCGTGAGATGTGGGAAGAGCAGGGCTTCGAGTGTGTGTCCTTCGAAGCTCCGCGGCCCGTGTCTCGGGGTAGGAAGGGGAAGGACGGAACCGTGAAGCGCCCCAAGGCGCGTGAGCTGCTGATCTTCGGTGGCCCTGTGGAGGTGTGATGGAAAGTGCAACGCTGCACCTGAGCGAAGAGGGACTGGCCTGGCGAGAGCTGACGGAGATCCGTGTTCTGGCCGGCGACGATGTGTCGCTGCAGGTCTGGTGGGTCCCCGATGACGTAGACGGCCTGGACGAGGCCGGACAGGTGCTCCGGGCACTGTCCGGCGTTGCGCCGGCGGAGGCGTGATGGAGGCATCCATGGCCGATACCCGGCAAGAGCTGTATGGTTTCTACCAGCGCACCTACATCCCGACCGCAGAGGACGCCTCCCGGTGGCTGGTCACTGCGACCGGCAGGTTGTTGGTAGAGGCGCAGGCCGAAGGCCGCGAGCTCCGCGCCTCAGATGCAGCGGAGGTGGCCATCCAACGGATGTTCAGCCGCATCAACCTGCGAGAGCAGGATGCCGGACGCCCGCAGCTGGACCGCCAGGGCATGGACCCAGACACCCTTTGGCAGGCGCTCACAGCGCTGATGGAGTAGGACGATGCGAGGACACCCTTTGGTGAGCAGGGCCTGGAGAAGTCGAGACGGCGTGCGAGAGCTCGTGTGGCGGGGCTTCTCCGACTTCTGCCTGGGCTTCCACTTCGACCGAGGCGACGAAGGCCGCAGCTGGACGCTGCTGCTGGGGCCCGTGGCTGCACACTGGCGCGGCACACGGCCAGGAGATTTCCTCGAGGTCAGCCTGTCTGCGCTGCTCCAGGGAGAAGAATCCCCGGGGTTGGCGTCAGCCTCCGCTGGATGGAAGTGGAACACTGACGAGCACACTTTGTGGTCGGCCAGTTGGCCGTGGTGGCGGTATACGCGCTGGACCACCATCCGCTGGGAGAGCTACGAGACGGAGCCGGTGGACGTGTGGGAGCGCGTCCCCGTCTGGCTCCCCGAGGGCGTCCGCTACGTCAACGTCGAGATGGCCGCATGGGCCAGGGGCTGGAGCTGGCTGCCCCGCTTCACCTGGCAACGCGGCTACAGCGCCCGGGTGACGCCTGAGACCCCCACGCCCATCCCAGGAAAGGGCACCATGCCCTACAACTGCGGCCCTGATGCCATCTACAGCCTCAGCTGCGGAGTGGATACCCCGGGACGCACTGGCCTGACCCAGGCTATCGGCCAGTTCGTGTCGTCTGTCCTGCGTGACCGCCGCGGGGACTGGCTCTATGGTGAGGAGGAATGATGCACTGGACGTACCTGATGACCCAGGAAGAGGACGGCTACTCCATGGAGGTGAGCTTCATCAACAACGGCGGGTTCTACCTGGCCCGCTTTGTCACCTTCAGGGATCTTCCGCCTATCCAGGGGAAGCCCATCGCCGTCAACATCATCAAGCTGACCGCTGATGAGTTCACCGCCTTTGCAGGGACTGAGTAGATGGGCGCTGCTCCGTTGTTCTTCAAGTGCGCCCGTTGCCGGGATTCCGAAGCCACCCAAGTCAGGACAGGACGCACGCGGCCCGGCCGTAGGAGCACTACAGGAAGGCTGCGGCAGGCAGAACAACGACACGAGTATAGGTGCAGCTGCGGTCACATAGGGTGGTCTCAGCACGCAGATGTTCTGGATTTGAGGGTTGAATAGATGGACAAGCAGGAGTTCGTGGACCGGTGCCTTCTCAAGATGCTGGGCAACGGTTGGGGGCCCGAGTACGCCAAGAGCAATCCGCGACAGCTGGAGCAGCTTGCGGAAGACCTGGGCGACTGCTGGGCGGCGACCCGGGTGTCAGCGACTGGGGAGGACAGACCACGCTCGGGCTGGACACTGCCTGAGTTCGGTGGTCATGAGAGAAACGGGATCTGGATCCGAGTCAACAGGGAGTGGGTGCACCGCATCCCCCAGCGGAGATCGGACGGGAACTACCACTGGGGGCCGTGTGATGGACGAGGGGAGGGCTACTGGCCTGGAGATCGCCTCCAGTGGGCCGTGGAGCCTCCGGCCCCATGAAGATCTACGACCCCAGGGCTTGCGGAGCACGCTGCGGAGAGTGCCAGCTCCGTGGGTCAACCGTGGTGCCTCCAGAACACCAGCCAGGCGCTACGGTCATCATGGTGGGCGAGGCCCCTGGGCCGGAGGACGTACTCCAGGGCAAGGCCTTCGTCGGGCGCTCCGGGCAGGAGCTCGAGACGGGCCTTGCGCGCCTGGGCATCCAGCGCAGTCAGGTCAGCTTGACACACACACTGCTGTGTCGGCCCGAGGACAACGACATCAAGCGGATGCTCAAGGGCATCAAGGCCCGGAACAAGGCCCGGAAGGAGCGGGGGGAGCCCCAGCTCCTGACGCCGCTGGACTACTGCCGGCCGCGCCTGCTCAACGAGCTCCGCCAGCACCACTACGTGGTGGCGATGGGCATGGAGGCCCATCAAGCCTGCACCGGCTTGAAGGAGCCCATCCTGCGCGTCCGGGGCACCATGCAGCGGCTCCTGATCCCGGAGGACACCGAGACCGGCGCAGCGCCGCACACGGTCAAGTACCTGCCGACGGTACATCCGGTCATGGTCTCGCGCGTCGAGCGCTGGCGAGTGCCTTTCCGGTCCGACCTGGCCAAGGCGTGGCGCTACTTCAACGACGCCTTGGACTGGGAGGAGCCCGAGCTCATCTACAACCCGCCGCCCGATGTTCTGCGGAAGCTGTTGCTCACGGAGCAGGGGCTCCAGGTCCAGGTGCGCCTGTCCGATAGCACCGAGAAGCGGTCCCACTGGAGCACACCCCGCTTCCCAGCCCACATTGAGCAGGGCAAGCGCTGGCACGCCTACGACGTGGAGACCCAGCACAAGCTCAGCTCCCTGGATGCGCGCATGCGCTGCCTGGCCATCGGCACCCCTCAGTGGTCTGTGGTGGTGTCGGTGACCACCATCGAGGAGACGCGGCGCTGGTGGTCCGAGCACAACCGGGGGCAGCAGGTGCTCCCCGAGCGGCAGATGGTCTATGGCGAGGAGTGGGCGGAGGTCGTCGCCATCCTCGATGAGTGGGCCCGGGACCCGGAGATCGTCAAGGTCGGCTGGAACTCCGGCTACTACGACGCTGGGACGTGGTTCCAGTGGCGCGGCTACAAGCCGGCTCCGGCCCTGGATCTCATCCTGGCGTGGCGGGACTGCGCCAGCGAGCTCCCCAAGGGCCTGGGCTTCGTGGGCACGCTGCTCTTGGATGCTCCAGACTGGAAGGGAGACCACACGGCGACTCAGACCAACGACGACGCCGAGCTGTGGCGCTACAACGGCTTCGATACATGCATCACGGCCCGCCTGGTTGAACCGGTGCTGCGACTGATGCAGGAACGCGGGCAGGGGCATCACCTCAGCCCCAACCACGGTGTGCAGGCCATGTGCCTGGACATGCACCGCAATGGCCTGTGGGTCAGCCAGGAGCGGCGGGCACGAGCTGAGGGCTGGCTGGGGGCGCTCCGGAGCTCGACCGAGATCACCTGCAAGCGCATCGCTGCCAAGTACGGGTTGGACAAGCACAACCCGCGCAGCTTCCCCCAGGTCGCCAACCTGCTCTACGATGTGTGGGACTACCTCCCGCCCTACGAGACCGACGCCGGCGAGCCCTCGACCGGTGAGGACGCCTTGCTGGCGCTGTTGCGCGACCGCCGATGCACAGACGAGCACCGGGAGTACATCGAGGCGCTGATCCTGCATCGCAACGTGGGCAAACGGCACAGCACCTACTGCAAGCCCATGCGCCGTGAGGATCGGTGGTGGCGCGCAAAAGACGATGCGGAGCGCTGGTACACCGAAGCCGCCCAGCTCCGCGGGCAAGGGGACCTGCGCCACGGCCGCGTCATGCTCTCCGATCTGCGACTGCACCCGGGCTACTCAGCTCACTGTTACTCCGCAGACACTGAGATCCTGACGGAGAGGGGCTGGGTACTTTTTTCCGATCTGGACGCAGGCGATCGAGTAGCACAGTGGGATGAAGGGGCCATCACGTTTGTACAGCCTCTTGCGTACCTTGATGATCCCTTCGAGGGGGAGATGGTTCACTACCAAAACCGCTATGCAGACCTTCAGGTGACCCCGCACCACAGGATGCTTGTCCGTAGTGTGAAGACAGGGAGACTCAAGGAGATCAAGGCCGACGAAATGCCAGACCCCACAGGACCGGTGTCAGGATGGCAGTCAGTGGGGGCAGGGGAATGGGCAGGGGGCAGCGGCCTGCGCATGGGCACGGAGGCAATGACGGAGGCTGAGATCCGGTGCATGGTTGCAGTGCAGGCCGATGCGCACATCCATCGCTCCGCTGGGATCAGGCTGCGCTTCCGCAAGGAGCGGAAAATCCGACGCATTCAGCGCCTTCTTCGCGAGGCTGGTGTCACGTACCGAGAAGCGGAGAAGGGCCATTTCTATGTGCCTGCATCGACCTTTACCTCGAGGATGAAGGAACTCCTGGGGGCCTCAACAGGGAAGCGGTGGGGGTCCTGGCTCCTGAAATGCTCCAGGCAACAAGTCGAATGGCTTCTCGACGAACTGTGGTTCTGGGACGGATGTGCAGATCGGCGCACTCAGTATGCCTCAAAGCACGCGTCGGATACGGGCTGGATGCAGGCACTGATGGCGTTGTCAGGCCGCCGGTCTACAACCCGGTCGTCCGAGCAGGACGGGACATATGGCAGGCACGTTGTGCATGTTCTCGGTCGAAGTATGCCGGGACCCTACACGCGCATTTGCCGCGGCAACACCCGCAAGGTGCCCTATAAGGGACGTGTGTACTGCGTAACCGTGCCGTCTGGGTGGGTGGTCGTGCGCCGGAACGGGCGCGTCTCTGTGTCGGGGAACACGGTGGTCTCCCACCGCCTGAGCTCCACCGCCATCAACGCCCAGAACATCGAGAAGGTGTTCCGCTACCTCATCATCCCCCAGCCCCTGGGCGAGCTGATGGAGCTGTGGCAGTCAGGCTGGCTGCATGTGCTGTGGGGGCGCCTGGCGCGCCTTCCATCCCCTGGAGGGCCGCAGCCGGCATGGATGCAGCCCGGTGACGACCGCTTCGAGCGCATCTTCGTCGGCGCCGACATGGACCAGCTCGAGCTTCGGGTCTCCGCGGCGATGGCGGACTGCGACAGCTACCTGCAAGTGTTCAAGGACGGAGGAGACCCGCACGCCATCACGGCTCGGCTCCTCTTCGGAGACGCCTTCCTCCGGGAGCTCAAGCACAAAGAGAAGACGGGCAAGAAGACCGGCGCGTTCACCGCGATGCGCGACACGGCCAAGGTCTTCGTGTACCTGGTCACCTACGGTGGCTCGGCGGAGACGGCCTGGAAGGGCATTACCGCGTTCACCGACCACAAGGGCGCTCGGCCCTACGCCCACATGAAGCTCGAGACCGTGGTCAAGTACCGCAACAGCTGGCTCAAGGGTGCTCCTGAGTACGAACGCTGGTGGGGCCAGACCCAGTTCACCTTCCGTCGGCATGGCTTCCTGTCGGATCCTGTGGATGGTGTCAGACTGGACTTCCTCGACGGCGAGAACTTCAACGAGCTGGTCAACCACAGCGTCCAGGCCGCCGGCTACGCCGTCGTCCGCCGTGCGACGGAGCGTCTGCTGGAGGCCTTCCCCCAGGACTGGTGCTGGCA